ATTGAGTTTATGTCTTGGGAGCATTCGTCGTTGCCAATTCTGCCCATTTTATTAAATGTAAAATCTGAAACGTATGCCATTTTTATATATTACTACAATAAAAATAAAATATAATAATTTAATTTTTATTAATTTGATTTTCGGCTTAGGCAAAAATGTTTGACGTTGGTTAAATTTATTTTTCTAAATGTTACAGTGTTTTATTATACATACTAACAAATTGTTTATATTTTATATTTTATTTTTAGATTTTTTTAAAATATAAAAACATTTGAGACCATATATGCTCTTAATAATTTATAAAGTATAACGAAAAATATTTTTTACACGCATCATGGAACCTTCAGGAGTGTCTTCCTTAGAAGAATACATCGAACCATATAACCAGTTAGCAAACGCACTTTGGTCAGAATTTATTCTTGTGTTGGCTGTACTATAGAATCGCATCATCGAATTGTCTAAATCATAATTGTCCTTAAGGTCGCCATATAGCTCCTTATTGGTGTTATTAATGTCCGGATTGAGCATCTGTGTCTGCTTCTTTACGGCACTAGTAATATCCTCGTGGACGTCGGGATTGAAACTGGGTGCGGCCGCTTTGCGTTCAGGTTCGTCCATAATATCGGTCAAAAGCACGTTGCCAAATGGGTTCTGTTTGGTTGTTGGGTGAAACTCTGTGCGCAATACTGTCTCTAGCGTGACGGGATTGGTTATGAATGTTAAAGGTGTAATTTTTTTACCTTGCTTATTATTTTTGTTTTTTCCATTTTTACTATTCTGATTTTGATTCTGATTATCATTAACAAAACCCTCTGTCATATTGCTTACAATTGTCTGCTTTCTGTATTTGTAAAATGAATAAATAATCGCCAACGTAATTACGCCAATAATTAAAAAGTGTAGTCTTGTCGTGAAAATAAACCCTAGCAAGGATAATATGATAACAAAACGACTAATTGCGTTTAATTTGGCTTCAAATGACATCGATGATTGTAAAGGCAATATTTGTAGAATTGAATCGCTCTTAAATAATATTGTCGGTTCATTTGACCAAAATGGAGTTGTCATTATATATACTATATACTTTTCTTATAAAATATTATTTCCTACTTTTCTTCTTTTTATTATTTGTATTACTATTTGTAGTAGTATTTGGTGAAGGCTTGGCTCCTCGCGGGGTTCGCTCAACCTTCTCACCAGTGCTAAAGATTTTAATAATTTCCTCTTCGGACAATGCGGGTTTCACCGGTTCCATATTTGTATTCACTTGAGTTTTTGGGGTTTGGTTCATATTACTAGCAGCCTTTGCCTTCATTCGCTCTCGCATTTTTGCTGATTTCATATTCTTGTTTAATTGTGCTTCCATTGCGCCCATATTTACCTTGGTATTTTTACCTAAACCGGGAATACCCATTTGGCTAAACATTTTGGACATGTCTCCCATTCCAGGCATATTCTTCATTTGGTTAAGCAAATCCATTCCTTCACTCATTAACTCGCTTTCCTTAATTTCACCTGACTTGATTTTGGTCTCAATCTTGCCGCCAATGTTCTTCACCATATTCATGAGCTTACCTGGGTTCTTAAATAGTTTCTGAAAAACGTCCTTTGCGTCTTTGGACTCGTCAATATCCAAATCCAATTCGGCAGCAGTTTCTTCTGCTAGCTCCATGGCTAATTTACCTAACTTGCCCTCCATCATACTATTAATATGCTTGTGAATATCATCGACATTTGGCATGCTTTCTTTAGAAGTACTACCAGCTTCTCCATCTCCATCGTCTTCTCCCTCGTCTTCGGCATCACCATCACCTTCTTTGTCGCCTTCTCCGTCAACATTTTTCTTAGTAAAGTTATCAAACATTGACTGCATATTTGTCATAGTCTCGGCTAATTTCTCCTTCAACTCGTCTTCATTAATAGCTTCAAATAGTTTCGCAGTGTCGCCTAATTCGGCACTATTATGAACCGACCCAATTACTGAAAACAAAATTAGTTGTAAATATTTCCATACAGTTTCTCTAGTATTATCACTAATATCACACTTCCACAATTGATTAAATACAATACCTGGTAAAAACTCAGTGTTTATATTAGAGTCGCCATTAAAAATATCGGCATTCTTATACAGAATATCAAAGAATCGCTCTGGTAGCACTTTGACGCAATGACGGAATACAAAGGCTATCTCGGCTTTTGCTCTGGGATTAGTGTCGTCTTCTACAGAAACAGTAGTTCTTGTCCACCATCGCTTAATTAAACCACTGTATTCGGGGAAGGTTGTAACAATATCTGAAATAAAATCATTAATAATTTTATTAAATTCAGTGGGAATTGTTAAATCTTCTACAGTTTTCTTTGGTTGCTCGGTCATTTATATATATCTTGTATTACTGAATATATATTTAAATCAAACTAACAAAAATATATATTTTATATAAAATTATAAAAACTATTTTATAATTTAAAAAAACTATTTCAGCGCACATTTTTCAATTGTGACGGCTTTGGTAACATTTTTTACTATTTTTTCTATATTATCTTGCTGTTCTTGAACTGTGCCACCGGACATGGAGTTCATTACAATTTTATTGTATTTCACATTTTGTTTTGTTGTTGGGTCTCGACACCCTGGATGTTCCTTGACCCACTCATTAATGTGCTTAATATTTTTAAAAGCAATTAGTCTTATTGCGCTTTTTAGATTTGGTTTCTCGTCTGTTTCCTTTGTCCAGCAATTATTTTCTTTAATATATACTGTCTCTCGTTTCAAATCAGTGCAATGTATGGGTCTTTGGGTTTTATCTAAATTATTGAGATTCTTAAACAAAATTCTAGAAACACCGTCAGCATAATCCATGTGCGCAAAATTCTCCAGGTCGCACATTTGTATCGCAATTGTATCAACAAACTCACTCATATTCATTGCTCCTTTACACGTGTCATTTAGAAACAAATTTAAATTAAATGAGTTTATATTATTGTTTGAATTTACTGTATTATTTGTATTATTTGTATTATTTGTATTATTTGTATTTATTGAATTGTTTATAAATTCCTTCTTAACTAGTTCCATAATTAAGCTTTTAAAATCAGCATTCTCTTTTAATAAATACTTTATCATATTATCCTTTTTTAACAAGTTAGATTCATCATTAAGTTCATCTTCTGATTCATCATTAGATTCATCAACCACCTCATTTTCAGTAACACATTTTTTGTTGTGTCTCCAAAGACCAGCTCTATCATTATATTTTTTATCACATTTTTTACAACAATATTTACTAAATGTTGCTGAAATATCGTTGTTTTTTGCTGAAATATTGTTGTCAGGCGTTGTTTTTTGATGTTTAGCACTCAACAAATGAGCGTTCATATTATTTTTTCTACTTGTGACATAGTCACACTTTTTACAATAAAATTTGTTGCTTATTTGTTGCTTAATATCGTTGTCGAGCGTTGTCATAAACTAGCAAAAGAAAATATTTTTGAGATTTTGGATAAAAAACATTTTTTTTTATCATCACAAAATTTTGAAACCTCAAAAACAATTTGTGACGAGTATGGTCAAAAAGTGAAAAAAACAGTGTTTTTCAAAACTATATTTGGGTTTCGAAAATTGGACATTTCTTGGACATTTATAAATGTCCAATTTTCATTTCCCTTTTTACTTTTGGGAATTTTTCTTCACTTTTCAAAATAAAAAAAGGAAATAAAGGAAGGAAAGAAAATCATAAAATTTATATAAACATATTTATAGTAGAGCAGAAATCTTAGACAAATTTTGAATATACTTTATGGCCTTTGCTTGATTATCATGTCCCATGTTTCGAATCGGTTCGCGCAGCATATGAATATATTCCATAATATTATCAGATTGCTCATAGTTGCCTAGGTCCACTGTATAATCCTTTTCCAAAAAGAAACTAATGTCCCCATTTTCAATCTGGGTTTTATAAGGAGTAGCAACATAATTAATCCATATTTTTATAAGCATCTTGGGATTGGCACGACGAATTGTTGATATGGAATTTTTTGCCGATACAATTTTGACATTATTTGGAAACACATTACTAATATCATTAATAAACTCAGTAAAATGGTCATTAAAAATTGTTGCAATATTTGGATTCTTTTTAGACATTGTTATAATCTATTAATTATTACTGATGTTAATTCTTTATATCTATTTTTAGCTTATAAACTAGAAAAACAGATATAAACTAGAAAACAGATATAAACTAGAAAACAGATATAAACTAGAAAACAGATATAAACTAGAAAACAATATAAACATATTTATTATTAGAATACAATAATGATACCAAGATATATTTTTTGCCAATGTATGAAGCCATGGAAATTATGTATTAATAAACAAAACAGTTACAAAGTAGACGTCCGAGATTTATTAAATTCATATAATATGAATCCATACATACATATAGGAAAAAACAACTATGTAGATAATATAAATTACAATATAAATTACGATTTTATAAATAACAAAAAGACTAATACTAAATTTGAATGTTGTCGACTCTAAACAACCTTAAAGTCACACCATTTACCGTCCTTAAAATAAATTATATCGCAATTTTCTCCATTTTTTTTCAAATATTTAATAAATTTTATAAACACATCTTTGTCTATAATTATATCCAAAAGGTTACATGATGTACACAGATTGCCCTTATCTGTCATTTTTATGTATTTTTTAGATACAACTCGACACTTACATTCGCTACAAGTTAATTCAGATTCAGGAATATCTTCATCATCATCATCATCAGATTCATCATCAGATTCATTTACAAACTCATGACTAACCATGTAGTCTTTTAAAATATTAATTAACACATCATACAATTTTTCATTAGTCGAAGACCCATATTCAATACTAGAGTCAGTATGTTTTGAATAATCAAAAACTACATATGGAATAATATCATTATTTGTACTCTTATCACTTAATTCAGACATTTTTGTTTAATTTATATTTACTTTACAATAAAAATAAATTAAAAATAATAAATCAATTTTTTATCCTTTATCCTTTATCCTTTATCCTTTATCCTTTATTTATAGGTACCAATGTTAGTTAATTCCTGTTCTCGTTTGCGCTGTAGTGCTTCAATACTCATTTCACTATCTTTCAGTTTATCTGTCTTATATTCAGTATCATCTTGAGGCAATTGCATCGTCAAATTCATGGAATCATTCAATGACACATAATTGTGCATCTGTCGTAATCCACCGTTACCCTTGACACTAAGCTCATCATCATTTTGGTCTAAAAAGCTGTAATTGTCCGACGCAATACCGCTACTAAATAGTCCACCGCCACTAAATCCAAAAGCACTAGGTTCCATATTATTTCTAGTCGCCTGTTGAACCTGGGCTTGTTGAACTGGTTTAAACTGCTTATAAATATCGTCACCATAAACCACCTTGTAATTCTGGTTTAATAGAAGCAAAGCAGGCACTTTTGTTACATTCTCAGGCATAATAATTTTCTGACCATTTTGAAGGACAATAAAAATTTTACCATTCGTGTCTTTGACACGGTTATCAATACAAATAAAGTGAATATCTTTAGCCATCTGAGTTTTAGATACAGTTTGAAGCAATTTTTTAGAAGGTTCACAGAAATTACTATAATAAAGAATACTACTCATTAAATTATAATATTTATTTAAAATATTATTTTTAACTCATTTCAAAAAATAATTCTAAATTATAAAAATATAAATGATTCGTTAAATAAAATGTTAAATAAAATTGAATTAAATCTGATTTAAAAATAAAGACAATATAATATAAATACAATGAGCACCAGAATTGAAAATTTAAAGGAAACCGACGAAATATTAACATTCACTATTTCAGGTGTAGATGTTAGTTATGTAAATGGTATACGTCGCACAATATTATCTGATATTCCTATTGTGTGTTTTAAAACAACGCCACATGAAGAAAATAAAGCAAATATTTTAGTCAATACAAGTCGGCTAAACAATGAGATACTAAAGCAACGACTCAGTTGTATACCAATTTGTATTAAAGATTTGGAAATCCCCATCAAGAATTATATGCTAGAGCTTGATGTCGAAAATAAGACTGATACTATTATTTACGTGACTACTAAAGAATTCAAAATAAAGAATATAACAACCGATACTTATTTAGAGGAAGGCGATTTGCGTAAAATATTCCCGGCATATGTCCCACCAACTGGCAAGGGCGAGTATTTCATTGATTTTGTCAGATTGCGACCTAAACTTTCAGAAGAAATGCCTGGTGAGAAAATCAAACTGACTTGTGCGCTCAGTATTGGAACTTCCAGAGATGATGGCGCATTCAATGTGACAGGAACATGCTCGTATGGATGTACTCCAGACGATGCTAAAATTGTCGAAGAATTGGCTAAACGAAAACAGAAATGGGCGGATGATGGCAAATCGGAAGCCACCATTGAGTTTGAGGCGACAAATTGGAAGCTGTTAGAAGGTCTTCGATACGTCAAGCGTAACAGCTTTGATTTTATTATACAGACGGTTGGCATTTATGAAAATTCTGAAATAATTATAAAGGCGTGTCAAATATTGATGGATAAGTTTGTTGAGTTGAAACAAATTTTGGATAAGGATGCCATCGATATTCATCCAGCAGACAGCACAATTGAAGCCTGTTATGATATTATTTTAGAAAACGAGGATTATACTATTGGAAATATACTTAATTATGAATTATATAGTGTATATTACAGGGATTTAAAAAAACTGACTTATGTTGGATTTAAAAAGATGCATCCACATGACACACATAGTATTTTAAGAATGGCTTTTACAGATGTTACTTCTGGCAAGGATACTGTGCGTCAAATGCTAGCGACAATATTTGAAATGGCATACAAGGAGATAAGACATGTCAGGGGACTATTTGACGGTGGCAGAAAATAGAAGCATTGTCTGGTTCTTTAAGTTACTTTTTGAAATAATATATATTTTCTTTAAGTTACTTTTTGAAATAATATATTTTCTTTAAGTTACTTTTTGAAATAATATTTGTTGATTTTGTTTACTCATTAAACATTGAAATCAAATCAATATCAAAATCGCTGAGAAAATTGGTTCCATATTCAATTTCGTTATCTTTATCTTTATCTTTGTCTTTGTTATCTCTTAAAGCGCGATAGTGTTTAATATAATCCTCTGCCGAAAAATCATGGTCTACAGTAAATAGAGTCATACAAATACAATATTTTTGTTTCGAATAATTATCTAACATGTATCGCTTCACAATTTTTTTTATTTTATTGAAAATGCTGTCAAATTCATTATCAACCAATGATTCCAATGTATTCTTATTCATTGTTTCATTAGACCCATCTTTGTATTCAATATAATATATAAAGCTTTTCACTTTTGACATTCCAATAATATAATAATATAAATATCAAATTGTATTTAGATTATTTTCTTATTTTGACACTTATTTATTCATTAAACATTGAAATCAGTTCAATATCAAAATCGCTGAGAAAATCTGTTCCATACGCATTTTCATATTCTTCTGACAAAGTACGATAGTGATTAATATATTCACTAGCTAAGATAGTATGTTCTGTAGTAAATACTGTCATACAATATTTTTGGTTAGAATCATTATCTAATATATATCGCTTCACAATTTTTTTTATTTTGTTTAAAAAACTGTCAAAATCATTATCAACCAAGGATTCCAATTTATTCTTATCTATTGTTTCTTCAGAAATATCTTTGTATTCAATATAGTATCCAAAGCTTTTTACTTTTGACATTCTAATAATATAATAATATAAATAAAAATTTGTATTTAAATTATTTTCTTAATATTTTCTAGTTCTTCTCCTGCTTCTTCTATTTTTCTTACTTCTCCTGCTTTTCTTACTTTTCCTAAGTTTGCGACCACCAGCAGGAGTAGCAGTACCTTGACCATAACGAGTGCTCAATTCAACTTCACCAGTATTATTGGGGTCAATTTTTGAAGGAGCTATTTTTGGTTTTGAGACTGTTATATATGTTATAATTATCATATTAAAAACTTTTTTGTAAGCATTACTTGTTTCTTTAATCATTAATGTTCCTATTTCAGGTGTAGCTTGAAAAAATGTTAGAACTAAAGATCGTAATAATGATACTGTATTTTCATCAACATTCTGTAAAGATTTGTAACAATCATAATATGTTTGATTGTTTTGGCAATTATCTATAATATACTGAATAGCATCACACATAACGCAATTAAATTTTCCATCATCAGTTGTTCCATCAATAATCAATAATCAATTGTTTAACAAATTTATCTACATAGTCTATTAAATCCTTATCAGATGGTAAAACAGGTTGTTTAACCAATTTCATTATATTTATATTAACACAATATTATAATTATTTTATACTAAATCCGCTTTCAATGTATCCACATTGCGTTTCCTAAAATTGTGATTTAGACAAAACATTAAAAGACTCGGTGCCAAATTATTCACATAATTAATAACCACAGTATTTGTTACAGCACCCTTTGTCTCCCTGAGATGTGTCAAATAATGCTCATGTAGCTTAAACATATGTGTCCTGTATTGCTCATGAAACTCCTTCAAAGGCTTCTCCTTCTTGACATAACATGACACATAATTTTGATGAAGCGTATTCGTAAACATATGAAGCTGGTCCCTAAACTTGGATAACTCTGGCTTCGTCTCGGGATAGAACTTAATAAATTCAGGTATCTTCCCATCTTTTCTCAAAGTTAAATACTGATACTGAAGCTTCGCTTGATTACCACGCAACTGACGCACCTCTTCGTAAATTGGGTTTCTAATCTTACAACGCTCATTTGTTACAGTATTACGAATCACAATACCCATAATATTATATGGCGTATTTGGACTAGCAAATTTGATGATTAGCTCCAAATAAGATAAAAACTCATAGGTTTCGGGGAATCGAATAGTAGTGGCACTCCACAATCCGTTTTGCTTGATAACTGACAAATCCTGAGGATACACATTAATAGAACCATCAAGCTCATGAATAATACTATATACTTCAATCAAATATAGCTGGGGCTTCGAAAATGGCACAACAATGCGGTTACAAGGGTGCTGTAATACAAAACTGTAGCAGAAGCCAGGGTGTAGCGCGTGGATGTTTAACTGATTTGTAACACAGGCTTCCTGGAACATTTCGTTGAAGGTTTTAGCATTACTATTAGTACCAGCATTAGCGCCAGCATTAGAACTTTTGAAAAATGACATATTGCCGCCAACCGTGCTTCTAGTCGCAATTTGCCAGCTAGCAGCAGCCGGATCGAAAAACACATTAATCATTGTTCCTTCAACAAATTCCTGCGCAATAATGTTTTTCTTATAATCCGACTCAGAATCCGAATCCGACTCAGAATCAGAATCATATACTGGATACATTTCCATAAACTTGTCAGCATGTAGCGACTTGGGAGGCGAAAAACAGACAACATTGTTTAGCGAATTAATAATTACAGAACGAAAAATGCCATAATTTGGTATCAAATCTTTAGACAAGATGGGCTTTTTATATCGAATAATTCGATAACGTTGATTTAATTTAGTAGAATATGTAATTGTATTAAGATATTGTTCTCCTAAATTAGTAGAAGAAGAAGTAGTAGAAGTAGAAGTAGAAGTAGAAGAACAGCAGTCCTTATTGTTGCTACTATTGCTACTATTGCTACTATTGCTACTATTGCTACTATTGCTACTATTGCTATTAGTAAGAATATTGATAAATTCTATATTGTTAGTTAGTTTGTAAATATACATCTGTTTCTTTTTATAATACAATAACAGTTTGTCTTTAAATCTATTATACAAATACAAATACAAATACAAATACAAATACAAATACAAATACAAATAATATAATATTTCTATTTACAATATTATTAAAGATAAAAATTTCTATTATAAATATAAGATAATGACACAATCATCTGATAATGAAAAATCATTAAATGACAAATTAGAAGAAGGATTATCATCATTTATAGACAAAACAAAACAGGCTACAAGTAATTTAGTGGACCAAGCAAAAGATGCGACTAGTGGATTAGTTGATAATGTAAAATCAATAGTTCCTGATATAAGTATTGAAAAGAATGAAGACGAAACACCGGGATTAAATGCTCCTGCTCCTGAATCTGAACCTACTGCTATAAAGGGAGAAGCAGAAGCAGAAGCAGAAGCAGAAGGACCGGGAGAAGCAGAAGAAGCAGAAAAGGAAGAAGTTATCCTCGAGTTAGGCGACATTATTTACATTTTAGACCCAACCAATGAAATATTAAACGATAATACATTTATTATTGAGTTTATTAATCCTACAAAAATAAGACTAGTTAACATCAAGTCATTTGAAAAAACACAACTAAATATTGATGCGCAAGGTATTATTGGAGAAGGCACTATCCAAGAAATTAAAATATTAAGTAGAAATTCAGATAAAGGATTTGCCAGACAAAATGGTCTTTTACCTAGTAAATGGGTAAATATATATTTTGGTGGCGACTTTCCAGCTGTAATTACTGGTGAAATCACAAATTTAGAAGAAGATATGATTGAATTAAGAACAAATGATGGCGACACAATTTATATTAATTTTAAGTATCAAGGTATTCCTGAAAATTTGCCAATAGAGACATTTGAAATCAGACCGGCACCTGCCGTTAAGACAGAAGGAGAAACAGGAATAAAACAAGGAGAAGAAGGAGAAGAATTTGGTGAAGAATTTGGTGAAGAAGAATTTAAAGAAGAAAGAGGAGAAAGAGGAGAAAGAGGAGAAAGAGGAGAAAGAGGAGAAAGAGGAGAAAAAGCCATACCCAAAGCAGCTGTTCATGAAATGGTTAAGCAATTTATCATTGAAGGCGACCAATTCTTTCTAGGCGACACTGTCAAAGTCCAAGAGTATGTCAATATTGACAAAGAGAAATACCGATTCAATATTGAATCTCAGACAAATGATTTATTAGAAGAGATGGTATCCACTATTCCAAATATTAAGCGAACACCCAATGTCTTGAATAATATTCACATTATGATTACTCGGTTTATTGAATTACGAAACCAATCGTCAACATTTGATGTAAATCACAACATTACCGGTATTACTAAAAAAACAGCTGATGACAAACCATTAGCCAAATATTTATCCGGTTTCCAGAATACATTGTATTGGCTTTTGTTAGTTGCTAAGAATGTTAAGAAGGTTTATAACAAGGACGAAAAGAGTATAGACGAAGATGTTAATGATATCCAGTATATTGATGTAAATAAGGACATAAACGAATTAGCCACATTATTTAAAAATTACAGAGCTAATGTTGTAAGTGAAGGGCAGAATAAATACGCTGAACTGTATAACTCAATTAATCCATTTTTGACACCGTTTTTGAACAACGATAATGAATTTGCTGATGAACTAAATAACTCATCAATTATAAGTGGCTCTATTAATAGCAATATTAACGCAATTATTGATAATTTAGGCGACCTTTATTCCACCATTGTTGCTAATGATAGTGAATCGACGCGTAAATTTGTTATACAAAGGTATTGTCTTGGGTTAGATAGATTGGAAGCAACCAATTTGAAGGGCAGTAAAATGGTCGCACATCGCGTCAAACTAACACCAAATGATACTATAAAAATTAAGTCAATTATTACATTACCTGAGCCCACTGTGCGCTTTTCGCAAATTAACCTACCTGGGTCAAATTTGTTAGTTAAAGCAAATCTAAATCTGAATTTCATTAATTATTGGCAACTATTAAAACAGAAAACAGCAGTAGAAAACGTCGATATTACCAGCCTAAATGACGAGATTGAATATTCTGGCAATAATTTTGTAGATAATATAAAAAACTACATCTTAGACTTCTCGGAAAATGAAAGACCTGCTGGATTATCAGACCTAGATATATATACTGATTTTTTGAAGATTATTATTCCCAAGACTCGTGTGCTCTTCAATCTGGTCAAAAAATATATCAAAGGCAAGCTGTCGATGGTCGACTTGATTAATTATTTGGAACCGTTTTTAATTTATTCAAGTGACTTGACATATATGCAATACATTGAATTTAATAAATTTATTCAATCGAAAATCAGAGAATATAACAGTAACTTTGTTGAATATAGCAGAGCATTTGCTGCTATAAAAAACATGAATATAAAGGTAGTATATAAGAATCCTTTATTTACTCTATTGAACGATAATCCCGAAATAGATGAAGCTGTATTTGACGCATATGGATTAAATGACAAGACAAAATTGCTTACAATGTCTGGTTCCGAATTTTTAAAACAGATTAAATTAGATGATTTTGGTAATGTATACAATATTGGCGTCGCGTTTAGTAATTTACAGCTAATGTATCCTACATCTTTGAAAACTATTTTTGAGGCGGACAAGGATAGTATAAAGGCTCAACTAGATAAAAACAAGGCTGATGACGCATGTACGTCGTATATAATTGCAAAGAAATATTACTCCAGTGAGCGCCTACAAATTGATAATGGACAAATAATTTATTTCGACAAGGATTTTGATACGACCAATTATGATATTGTTGATGTCGAATTTAAAAAAGAACGCGACTCACTAACAGCCGAAGAACTAACATTATATTTAACAGAACAGTTACAAAAGAAATATAAGAAGGATGCCGATACTGCGGCATATATGGCAGACACTCTTGTAAACAGAGCCAAACGCGTCAGAGATGGTCATTATGCGATTCTAGCAAAATCAGAGGCGGGTACTTTAGAACCCACTGGATTAGAATATTATATTAGAAAGGACAATCAATGGACACTAGTTCCAGATGTAGACCCAGAATGGTTTATAACAAATGACGATATATTATGTAATATTCAGACAGATTGTTTATTCAAAACTAACAAATCCGATGGTGAATGTGAGTCAATAGAGGTCGCGCGTGAAACAATGGTGTCTAATGCGCTAAAAGAAATATTAGACCAATTTGACAAAAACTATCAAATATCTAAGGAGGATTTTAATGCGAAAATACAAGCCAAAGTTAAGTATTATAAGGAAATCTATGCTCGTCTTCAAGACATTAAAAGTCGCGCATTTTTAAAATACAATAATGAGAAATATGAACTTGGTTTAAAAGCCTTAGAAGATGTTAAGAATCAAGTTATATCACCACACACTAAATTGCGCAACCTAATATTGAGTCAAAATGATTTTGTTAAGAAGCAAAATGATATACTACTATTTGCTCGAAAGTTTACTAGAAAAGGTAATAACAATATTCCTAATATTAATGATAGTGAAATGGAAAATGAATGGTGGTTGTATTGTAAAGAGACTAACACCAGATTGTTGCCGTTATTCAAATACAAGCTGGCAAAGGTATTTGTAACGGACCCAGATAATTATCAGACAGTATTAAATGAGTTGATTAAACAGATTGGCAAAATTGGAAGCAATGGTGATGCTTGGACAGATGTAAATAGTGGTGAAGTAATATGTTTTATTGAGTCAGATGTAGACGAGGGTTACAAAGACGGATTCAAAGTAAAGAGTCGTGAAGTCATGGAGGAAGAAGCATCTAGTCAAAGCGCATCAACAACAAATACAACAAATACAACAAATACAACAAATACAACAAAATCAGCAAATAAAATCAAGTTATCTCCCGATGGTCAGCTAGTATCAAATGTTATAAATGGACTCGCATCTAACATGGGTATAAATATCGACAATTCAAGCTCATTTATAATAAAAGTAGTGACTGAATTAATGAACGACTCAAAAGTCATTTACAAGGAATCTGCTTACAAGGAAAAAGAGAAGAAAGCAGCAAAGGAAGGCAAGAAAATACCCGAATATGGCACTGTCTACAGTCAAACACTTCTATTTTTGACACTGGGTATGTTTCTAATTGGCGTCCAGACAAATGTTCCGTCTTTAAAGACTAGGAAGACATTTCCAGGCTGTGTCAGGTCGTTTAGTGGCTTCCCTATTGAAGGCGAAGGCGATGATAGCGGTCTCAATTATTTATCATGCGTTGCTTTTAAAATGAAATCCAAAGTTATACCGTGGGATGCTTTGGCAAGAGTGAAAGAGGAGAAATTAGCCGACACAATTAAGCTATTTACCATACGATATTTGTTGCCCTATTCTGAAGTGGAACAAAGAATCAAGGAAAAAGTAGAGTATTTACTAACAAATCCTGAACAAGACATACCAGATGACTATAATTTAGATAATTGGACAACATTTTTGCCTCCATTGCGCCGGTTTCATATTAAAGGACTTCAAAGTGTCACTGATAGTTTCAACGAGGATTTTGAGCGCGATATTAAAATAGGTAGTCACAAACAATTCGAAAAGTTGTTAGTTATAGAATCCAAAATTATTGCGTTTTCATTGGCTATGCAAGAAGAAATACAGCAAATAATCGAGAAGAAGGATTTATTGTTGCGTTCAGCAAATAATCCATTTATGGATAATGCGTGTTGTAATGAGAAGGAAAATGTCAATAAAACAACTCTGGAGTATTTCATAAATGATAATCCAAATATTGGCGTTTATAACAATGTTGTAAAAGAGTTGTCCGCGGTATTACAGGATATTAAGATACTAACACAGAGCTCAATAATGTTAAGTACAGTAGATACCAAGCGCATATTTCCTGAAATACCAGAGAATTACAGCGAAGAGACAATTTACAGAGCATTTATTGATTTATGTAAGTTCCAGTCGACAGTGCCAATTGACGAAGACTTGGCGACTATTTGTATTGATAAGCCGGATTATTTGAGTAAGAATGACACGTTACAAGAAAAAATAGCAAAACTAAAGAGAGATGGGCGAAATTATAATAAAGCGTCTTTTTTACGCCTGTTCCAAATTGTTAGTAGAAATAATATAATTCGCATCTCATTGTTTGATAATGAAACATCATATTCTGATAATTTGAGAAAACATTTGGTAAAAATGGACAATGAAGATGACAATATTGTTAGTCGCGGTTTCAGGCAAAAAATGGAAACATTATTGGACACCTACGATATTGCTATACAAGAAGACACTGAAGATATGAGAATAATGAAGAACCATTTGGCGCATTCAAATGATATGATGCGCAAAGATATTATTGATTTTATTCGAAGAAAAGCAAAAGTAGGCACTGGTGAACTCAGACGAATTACCAGTTTCTTAAAGGATTTGACAGTTTGGGATTCTGATTTGAAACCTAGAAATAAAAATATGAAAATATCGGATGATTCAATGTATAATTATATTAATTTTTACAAGACGTTTATTTCGCTGCTATCAAATGTAATCCCAACAATGATTCTTAATAAACAAACACAGACGCTTGAAGCACCAAGTTATTTGGGATTATCAGAGACACATGCGACTGATTTGAAAAATATTGTGGAAGGTTATTATGAGCCATTGAAGAAATTTTATGGTAACAACTCAATTACAAATATTTTGTATGAGATACAAAGCAAATGTAAAAATCTTATTTTATTGGCAAATATAACACCTGCTTTAACAAATATTCAAATTGGTGGTTATAATAGTCAAAAAGCTGGCGAAAGAGAAAGAGCTGGAGAAAGAGCTGGAGAAAGAGCTGGAGAAAACTCTGATGATAAAGAAGAAGATGACTCCATTTTAGAAACACATTCTGTTTTTGACAAACGAATGGCAACACTATTATTTGAATATTATACATTACAAATATTTATTGAATACATAAATCTAACAAAAGACCCTAAGATGATTTCACGGATGTTAATTACACCCGAAGATGATTCAGACACAATTTACAGTGCTGACTTTTTAATAGAACAGCAATTGCGATTTAGTGAATCTGAACAACAATATATAGAAGGCGATGTAGTTAAATTACAAGAAACTGTGGCTAGATTGTTAGTTGCTTATATTACAATGATGATGAATTCAAAAGATACAATTGATATGTCATATGATTCAGTAATGGACCGCGTGTTTAAACTGAAGGAAAGTGAGAAGTATACATTTACTGACCGTTTACAGAATTTAACTGAAGAAGAAAGAGCAGTTGATACTATTTTGAAGGCGAATAAACTTGGCGTTTGGAGTAAAGGTTTAACAAAAGGTATAAAAGAATATGACCCGGAGAATTACGACCAAGAAAAACAGATGACTGAGCAGATTGCTGAAATAGAGAAGACTGTGAGACGCCGTAATACAAATGTTACTGATAGAAATGTTGATATGTTTCTTGAAGATGCGTTGGATGAAATGGCTACTGATGAATTTGTGAATAATGATGAAATACAAATGGGTGATATTAATGAAGATAACCATGATGGTGACCCATTTGGCGATGAACGTGACCAGGATAATGATGATGATTATAATTAAAAGTAAAAATAGTAAACAAAATGTAACAAAATGTAACAAAATATAACAAAATATCATGATATTTATATATTTTCACTCATTATAATATATAGCAATAATGAGTGAAAATTGGGATACAAAACGGTATTATACTAGTAATCGGGATGATACACGAAATAGCGAAGCAAATGATACAAGACCTTATAACAACAATAACAACAATAATAACAACAACAATCGGCCTAATGAATCAAGACCTTACAACAATAACAACAATCGGACTAATGAATCAAGACCTTACAACAATAACAATAATCGTCCGAATGAATCAAGACCTTACAACAACAATAATCGTCCTAATGAAAGACCACAAGGAACAAGTGTAGCAGCTAGCTCAGCAGTACCTAGACCATACAATAATTATAATAGACCTAATGAAAGACCTCCAACAGCAATAGCAGCAATAGTAACAGCACCTAGACTTCCAGGAACAAGTGTGGCAGTAAAACATAAAGCAACAGCATCAGCATCAGCTATGAGACCTGTAGAAAGTAAAAAATGCGCATTTGCCATTATCCATTTTGGAAAAAACCCAGTATATTTAGAACTCGAATTATATTTCTTCAAAATGTTGCGTCAATATACAAAACACGATATAATATACTTGTATTCTGTAAACGACACACCACAATCCTTTGTAGAAGCTGTAATACCATTTGTCACCGAAGCAGTTCCATATGATGACAAAGGTATAACATATGATGTTACTTTTAAAAGTGGATACACAAATTTCAATACATTACGCACTTGTAACTTTATATTCGCATATACATTGGATAAATATGATAGTATATGTATTATTGAATCAGATATGGTTATTATGAGAGACATAGATTCTATTTTTAGTCTTCGTAGTCCAGCTATACTAACATATTATATTGGAGACCGTCGTGTAAAATTTAATGATGAAGTCCGAAATAATCCGCGTGAAGTTATAGATAAATGTAAAGATATGGGACGAATAAATGGTGGTGTAATGTTAATAAAACCTAGCCAAAAATTATTTGAGACTTACAAATCAAAAATTCATGATGTTATTGCGAATGAATGTAAATATCCAAATGAGACATTATTTGAATATGTGAATAATTCATATTATAATTTACCAATACAATACAATTTATCACATTACCACGCAAAACCATATAGATTACAGAATTATGGATTAACGCCAAGAGATATTAATATTTATCACTTTAATGAAACAAAATATAAGCATATTGATATTATTAAGAATCCAATTGACGAAAATGGTGACAATTGGCTAGATATTATTCAAAAAGATAAAAAATATGAAGTCAAACAGTTGCCAATATTACATTACAAAAATACCGTGTATGACAGGTATCAGGCAGAAATATCTGAAATAATGAAAGGTTTAGACAAACCTATTCCAAAAGAAAAGGCAGAAAGTCCTGTATCTTCTAAAAAAGACGAAATAAGACCAATATCTCCATTACATTTGACTATGGTCCCTAAATCACCATCATCTTCTAAATCTAAATCTAAATCTTCTTCTAAATCTAAATCTAAATCTTCTTCTAAATCTAAATCATCTTCTAAATCATCATCCTCAGAATCTAAATCCAAATCTAAGAAGCCCAGATGTCCAAAAGGCACTCGTCGAAACAAAAAGACGGGCAATTGTGAAGCTTATACAAAACAGCCTAAATGTCCAAATGGTTCAAATCGTAGTAAAAAAACAGGCAATTGTGAACCAAAATAATATTATTGTAATATAAAACATAGAATACAAGGAAGCATGATTGGTTTGATTATTGCTGCTAGTGTAGTTATTTCTGGATGTGTTTATATGATATATGACTTAAATAAAATAGATAAAACAGAAACAGACAGTGTTTCACCTAGAAATAATCCCATTTTATATGATTCTACAAATAATCCTTATTCTGATACAAGTAGCACAAGTAGCACAAGTAGCACAAGTAGCACAAGTAGCAACATTAGTGAGTACGACCCATACGCATTTCGTGGAGGTGGTTCAAGACGTAAGCATAGAAAAAGCAACAAAGGTAGCAAAGGTAGCAAAGGAAGCAAAGGTAGCAAAGGAAGCAAAGGAAGAAAAAGCAGAAAGCATAATAATAAAAAGTCAAAAAGTAAAAACTCTAAAAGTTTTTAAATAATTATATATTAGAGATGTTAAAATCATTCATAAGAGAAAATGTAACTTTAGTAGCCATAATCATTTTTATTACATTATTTGGATTTATTTATATGATGAAACCAGCATGTTTTTACAAAGAGGATGGTAGCATCCGTGAATTTGGTGTTGGTTACAGAAACAAGACAATATTGCCTGTTTGGCTCATGTCGATTCTTTTAGGCATTCTGTCGTATTTATTTGTTCTATATTATTTAGCATATCCAAGAGTAAGTTTCATATAATTTGGACTTAATTTAATTTAATTTAATTAAAACGCGTATTGTTCCGCTTTAATTAAAAACTTTTATATTTCATTTTATATTTCATTCTATATTTCATTCTATATTCACTTTTATATTTCATTTTATATTCACTTTTTAGCTTAAAGACGCCTGGATGGAGCTGTTTAGCGCCGTTTTCTGGTCAATTGCTTCCTGTTCCTGTATATAATCGTCATATCCAGCTTTAATTTGAGCCACACTCTTTTTACAGCCAACATTAGCCAAATTATAATACACGACTGACGCAATTAATATTGCGGTATACACATACCAAAACGCCTCACCAATATTATCTTTCAATACAACGAGTGACAACAATTCGGTCTTATAATACTTAGTCTTTTCGTCATTTGTTGTAATATCTGGCTTCATTAATGGTTTCATAGTGTTCCAGAAATCCGCAAAATTATCCGGTGTCATTTTATTTATCAAGATTGACTTGTTATTATCAACCATTTCTGTGAGAGCGCTAGCTGCTTTTTCTAAATTACCAGTTGAATTGCCTTCTGCTTTTGCTGCATCAACCTCCTTCTGTAAATCAGTATTCATAATATCATCAAAAATCTCTTTGGCGCCACCTGAAATCGCATAGTAGCCAACCACATCAGAGAACGCACTTTTGAAGCCAGGAAAAATAACTAATACAGCAATCATAGTGCCAAAAATGAAGGTCCATGGAAAAAATGTGTACATTGCCGCGGTTCCTATATTTTCCTTAGATGAGCCACCACATTTAGCATTCAAGTATGCGGTATTCAGAATAAACTGAACAATACAAACGATTAACAAGTATAGTCCCAATTTAGGCAAAATAGAACTCTTATAATCATTGAAACAATCCATTTTAGGCTGACCAGTTACTTCATCAAAATCGGGTAGTTGGTCTATTGTTAGTTTGGGTTTCAATACTAAAAAATAAATTATAGTTAAAATAATGAAAAATAGTATTGATTGTAAATATATATCCATATATAGATAATTGGTATAATTTTTTTTTGTTTTTTAAAAGCATTTATTATAAATTACTAATGAGTTTTTATGAAGAACATGCTAAACCAAGATTGACTGAACCGGGTGTTAAATATTTTTTAAATGAAACACTAAAACAATGCCATCAATTCAAGGAAAAGCATTACAATAGTTTATTTAATGCGGGCATGTTTATTGGATTTTTAGTGATTTTAGGCATATTGTTATTATATAAATATAAAGGTAAACTAACACCTGCTGAGCGCCAAGAGAACGAAGATGAGAAGAAGCGCTATATACTGTCAAAGATACGAAATTACCAGCAATCTAAATTGAGAGCCCAGCAAGAGTTAATCACAGGGTTGCCGCATTGGGAAACCGAATTGGAAGAAATTAGAAAACATATGTAGTAATATATTATAACTGGGACCGGACCTTTACAGAAACAAAAATTTATAATAAATTTATATAGTTATAAATTATATAATAAATTATAATGACAGATATAATGGCAAATACAAATACAAATACAAATACAAATACAAATACAAATACAGGTAAGAAATCTGACAAAAAATCTATAGAAGAAGCTGTCAATGAATTTTATAAAATGAAAGATAGATATGAAACTACATACAAAGAGAAATATGTTAATCCATTGTTAAAGGATAGAAATTTAAGCAAAAAGGAAAAACGTATGGATTTTGCTAAATTGCCTAAAGCTGAATGTATCAATTGTAAACGAAATGTAGGAACGGTGTTTTCAATAACACGTTTTGAGGTGTTAACTAGAAGATATATTATAAAATGTGGCGACTCAACTGCTCCGTGTCCTTTAAATATTAATATTCATCAAGGATTTCATATTACATATGAAAATGAAATTAACAATTCTGTCAAAGAAATAGACAAGGTAAAAAGCGAAATTATTAAGGAAAAATACAATATGATGTTTGGATATGTTGATGATGACACGGCGATTCAGACATTTGAAAGTTTAAATACTGAATTAAAGCAAAACACGTCATTGGCTGGAAGTATTATAGAAAAGAATATACTTGTCAATGATAATCCGGACAGAACCGAATTGTTAAAGAAGTCAATTGATGTGTTTGGAAAAGAATATATATTACAGTTTAAACATATGGTAAAACAATATTTAGAAGAAGATAATGAGAATGTTGTAGAAGAAGCTGTTAATTTTTACAAGAATGAAATGATGCCACGAATTAAGGAAATTCAGGACCTAAAATACCAGATAAATATGGTTGAATATGACCCGGAACAAATGTTATATACATTACGCCAGCGCAAAAATAGTTTATATAATTTAGAATATGCGTTTAGTAATCAGGACAAGATTGTTGCGTTTGTTAAAGGTTCTGGACCTGGACCTGGAACAGGAGCGCCTAAAAATAAGACATTGAAAGTTAATAAATTGGGAAGTAAATCAAAGGCTAAAACAAGAAGGTCCATTGTGTTGGTTGAAGAGCCAGAGGAAGAAGAGAAAGAAGAAGAAGAAGAAGGAGGAGAGGAAAAACAAGAAGAGTATGTATATCAACCAAACTCGCCTGACTATGTTCCAAATTCACCGGCATACGAACCTAATTCGCCTGATTATGTTCCAAACTCGCCTGATTATGTGCCAAACTCGCCTGACTATGTGCCTAACTCGCCTGAGTATAATCCGACTTCACCGCCACAACAATATGTGCCAAACTCGCCTGAGTATGAACCAAACTCGCCCTAAATGCCTCCCTATATTATCAATTATGACAATACAGCATGGCAAACCTTAGATGGTTTATATAAAAAATTATTATACACCTTTGAAGATTTAAATCCACACGCCAGAGGCGTGCTATTTATATCATTCAAATGAAACGTTGCCGATAAATGAATTAAAACGTATAACCACCTTCGGTGGTTGTGCGGATTTAAATCTTCATCTGTGTAAAATAAAATAAGTATATATTATAAATGTTATCCAACTATATTAATATGCCAATATTTATAATAAGTTTTGCTATTGGTTTATTTTTTGTCTATGTTTTAGGTCCCGAGATTAAAACTATATATATGTATCCATCGCCGTCTAATTATTTAAAGACGCAATATAAAGACGACTCGAATCAGTGCTTTCAGTTTAAACCAGTCGAAATAGAGTGTCCAATAAATCCATTAGAAATAAAAACGGTGCCTGTTCAAATAAGAACAGTAAGTTAAAATTATTAATAAGTTTTATAATATTACAATTAATATTATAAAAACGCTCCCTCCAGGGATCGAACCTGGGACCTCTCGATATACGCATTTATTTTTGATAAATCTAACAGTCGAGTGTTGACTGCCAACTGAACTAAAGGAGCTTATGTAAAGGCACTATATTTCTTTACATACTATTATAGGTCGTTGTCTTTAAGTCCTTTTCCAACAATATATATTATATTCGCAACTAATTTAATTCCACAGTAAGAATTGTTGTATTTCGCATATCATCGCGACTAATAAACCGATTAATTTCATTTTTGTCGTTGTAATTCTGCTCTACTACGGTAATTCCAGTTGGCGTAATTGAGCTAACAACCGCCACGTGTCCATCAACTGAGTTTGCCATATAATTTTTTGTCCATACAATTAAACTGCCAACCTGTAAATTATTTCTAACTTCAATATTTTGTTTCCCGTCTAATGTAGTAAATTTAGCGTCTGGAATTTGAAACGCGCTAGTAACGTCACTAAATGTGATTCCGTGTGTAACTATTAAATATCTTCTAGCAAACTCAACACATTGCCATTTTATACCGGTATATATGCCATTATAATAATTACTATTACTATTATTGGTTGAATAGTCATAGTCATTATTTGAATATATACTAACACCATTCCACACACCCACCAAATCATCATTATCTGTTACTAATTTAATTATAAATAAAACTATACCTATAATCAATGTAACTGCTATAAACAATATAATAGGACTTATTTTTTTTTGATTAAAATACATTATTATATATAAATATAAATATAATATATAATGTATTTATCAAAATTTGTTCATAGTGAAACAGGCAAATATTTAATGTCGGTTCTATTAGGTTTAGGGTTGGCTACTTTTTTCAGAAAAATGTGTAGTGGTAAAAATTGTGTTATATCCAAAGCACCACCATTAGATGAAATAGAAGACAAAATATACAAATTTGACGGTAAATGTTACAAATTAGAAAAAAATGCCGAACAATGTGAAAAAGGAAAAAAAATAGTATCATTTGCGTAAATATTTATTTACCACTATCTTTAGATATAATATAATATATTATGGCAGAACTAAACACTACAAGTATCAATGATTTACCAACAGACCCCGCAGGTGGTGGCAGTATTGGTGGCAACATATCTTTAGTCGCAAATGAGAGTAATTATAAAATACCTCAGACGCCGCAATATAATTCGCAAATGCATTCACAATCGCAACAACAACAAGGCTTAAGCCAAAGCTCAGGCATGTCTCTAGACCAATCTACCATTAGCCAAATTGTCAATGGGCTTCAACAAGCTAGCATTGCCGGTGCCACATCGCTCCCTAGTCGCGACATTCCGCAAAACACACAATCCATTGTAAATGACCCTGCTATACAAGCAAATTATGTGCCACCACCCCAACCTAATCAGACTGACTTTATTAAAGATGATGACAACTCATATACTTACAAAGAAGAGAATATTAACAACTCATTGGACAAAGTTTATGACGAAATACAAGCGCCGTTACTATTAGCAGTGCTATATTTCTTCTTCCAATTGCCTGTTATGCGTAAATTATTATTCCAATATGTGCCAATTTTGTGTAGCAATGACGGTAACTATAATTTCAATGGACTTGTTTTTACCAGCGCATTATTCGGCTTCATTTATTATTTCTTAACAAAGTCAATGTCTCATTTTAATAAATTCTAGAATCTAATACAATAATAATCATTTTATTAATAATCATTTTATTAATAATCATTTTATTAATAATCATTTTATTAATAATCATTTTATTAATAATCATTTTATTAATAAATTTTTAAAAACAAACTTAAATATTATAATACTAACAAATGTATTATAATAAAAAAATGGAAATAAATACCCGCGCATCATCAAATATCTCAAATATGATTCTTTTTGAAAAAATAAAAACAGGTAATCCAATTATAGATACTATTGTTTTGACATTTTTATTAACAAGCATCAATTACATATTCAAATGGTTCAACAATAATGTTTTGGAAAATCTAGATATTAGCATTTTCAATCTTAAATATATTTTGGATTATTTTACAAAAAAGAATGTAGTTGAATATGAAGGTAAAATATCATGTAATACAAATTATTATGATAATCAAATACATCAGACAACTTCATTCAGCGACTGTTTTAAAGCAATTTGGTTTCATATTATTGAAAATGTCAAGGAAAACAAAACAATTACTGCTATAAAAGAACACATGGTTTCACATAATGCTTTGTCTAAAGAAGATAAGAGTATTTATATAGTAAATCAATTAAACAAATTTTTAATTTCAGAAAAACATGAAATATACGCATACACATATATTGATAGTGAAACTTCAGGTGATAATGAAAAAAACGGTTCTACAAAAAGAACAAATTTTCAAAAGACAGAAAAAATTATTATCCAATTATTTTCTTATAAAAATGATGTTGAAACTATAAAACAATTTGTAGAAAATATAACAGCAAAATATATATTGTCTTTAGAAGAAACTCGTAAAGATAAACGGTTTATATATACACTAACAAATATTAAGTTTGAAGATAGTCCTTCTGAAAGATGGGGTGAAGTAATATTTGAAAGCACGCGTTCATTTGACAATTTGTTTTTTGAAAAGAAGAAAAATACAATAGAAAAGATTAATCACTTCTTGAAAAATAAAGAATGGTATTATAACAAGGGTATCCCATATTCACTTGGAATAGGTATTCATGGACCACCTGGCACGGGAAAAACATCCTTCATCAAAGCACTAGCAACTTATACTAATCGTAATATTATATGTATATCTTTGAAATTAATCAAGACAAAGAAACAATTAGATAGTATCTTTTTTGAAGAACGATATAATGATGATAATAAACGTCATAGTGTCACATTTGACAAAAAAATTATTGTATTTGAGGACATTGATTGTATTGGGAATATTGTAATGGATAGAGAGAAGAAGAAAAATAAGGCTAATTTAGATTCCAATCTTGGTCTCGGGCGAAAATTAACTTTAGATGAGATGACAATGACATCCAAAGTTAATATGGGTGATTTGCTTGAGACTATTGCTGAAATGGATGATTTGACAAAAAAGGGAATTAGTACATCAATCATTCCAAAAACAATTGGAGATGATGAACCAATTACATTGGATGACATCTTGAATTTATGGGATGGCATTCGTGAAACACCGGGGCGCATTATGATAATATCATCTAACCATTATGACGATTTGGATAAAGCATTGAAGCGCCCCGGGCGTATTGACATTACATTAGAACTATCTTATGCTAGTCGACAAATAATCTCGGAAATGTATAAACACTTGTTTGGAATAGATATTGACCCTGTTATATTAGAGCAAGTAAATGATAATTTTTATTCACCGGCTGAAATAATTAATATTTATATGAATGAGGAGCAGGAAAAAAACCGGTTTGTAAAACGGTTACAAATGAATGAGCATATTTAGAAATTATGCTGATGAATACAAACTGTCAACTATTTTTGATTGAAAATGTTCATTTGTAAAACCAAAATTGTTTACACGTTTTTTTACTGATTCCTTTTCTGAAGCCAAGGTATCATAATGTAAAATTTGATTTTGTTTTTCTTTTGGTTGTTGCCGTTGTATCTGAAGTCCCTTATTCATTACTAATATAGCACGTTTAAATTTTTCTAAAAAACGGTCACAATCATCTATTGTAATTGTCTGATACCCATCTTCTCTTATTATTTGTTTATTTTGTAATATTTGTTTAAACTTGAAATATTTGACATAATAATATATTTTTTCATTTAATAGAGAACCTAAATTAGGACAAATAAATAAAAGATTTTGCTTTGTATCACTAGATAAAGATATTTCAAAATTGTATTCTTTTAAGTCATCTTGAAAATAAGAAATCATATCTTTTGAAACTTCTTTGAAGTCAATATCTAAAAATTGTTTGTAATCATCAATTAGCATCTGTTTTTTGAAATCATATCTTTTAAGAGATTTAATATAACTTAATTTGAAAATATACTGATTAACTTTAGTATTTGTTGGATTTGGTGCTTGTACTGACACTTTGTATCCAGGGTCAGGTTCGTGTTCAGGTATATTTAAAAACCATCTTATTAAATAAGCAAAATGTCCTGCTAAATTTTTTATTTGTAACTCATCATATGGTATATTTTTGTCTGGCATTATTAATACATCAATATCATCGCTTCTATATTCTGACATATTTGGAATTCTGGATAAAGCAAGTTGTATTGCTTTGCCGCCCTTAAATAACATTTTATAGTCTTGACCAATCATTTTGTATGATATTATTCCAAATATAATCAACGCAGAACACAACAAAACATTAAACTTACTGAAATCAATATCAGTGTATTTAAATAATGTTCCAAATAAACTGTAAGGGTTGTTTTCTATTGGAGTATAAAAAGTAGGTATTATTGATTTGACTATTTCACAAATACTCCATGCTTGCGTTATTTTATTATTTGTTACTGGTATAGTTCCATCTACATTCATTATGTCATTTATTAATTTTCTTATAGCAAACATTTCATTTTTTAAAAAAATGGGTTGCCAAAATTCTGGTTCAACTTCAGGATTATAACCAGGTTCAGATGGTAATTCTAATTCTATATTTAACTTTACAAATGGCTTAGATGAAATAACATTCTCTACTGTTGGTGCTTCTATTGGTGCTGCTATTGGTGCTTCTATTGGTGCTTCTATTGGTGCTTCTATTGGTGCTTCTATTGGTGCTTCTATTGGTGCTACTATTGGTTCTTGGTTTAAGATACTCTCCATATTAGCTTTTTGCTGTTCAGATAACTGTTCAGTATTAGCACCGTTTTTTATTAAAAGTTCTATAAGCCGCTTATCATGTAATTCTATTGCTTCTAATAATACAGTTTTATCTTTACGATAATTTGTAAGATTAATATCAAACCCTTTATCTTTATCTTTATATTTCATAAAAGCTTTCAATATTTCTTCTCTTGTAGACATGTCGTGTATATTGTGAAAAATAACAACCAATGGTGGAACTAATGATATTAAGCCAGAAGATTCAGTATATTTGTCAACAGGAATACCTTGAGTATTTACTGGTATTAATGTATTTATAGCATTTTTGTTACCATTTAATCCATTTTTAAATTTGGTTATAGCATTGGTTATATTTTTTGAGGTTCCTGTATTAACAGCTTTTTGTAATTCACTAAATGAATTCATAAACATTTGTCGAAAATTTAATACTTGTATTTGATTATAACCACCTCTTAATATTCTGGTAGTTTTTCTTGTTTTTCTTGTTTTTCTTGTTTTTCTTGTTTTTCTTGTTTTTCTTGTTTTTCTTGTCATTTTTCTTGCCATTCTTCTTGTCATTTTTCTTGTCATTTTTCTTGTTTTTCTATATTTTATTGTGTTTCTTGTATTTGTATGTCTCCTTATTTTTCTTTTTGTCATTCTATAATATATTATGACAAAAATAATCTAAAAAAAGAATCCAGTCTTCTTTGTCTTCTTTACCCTCTTTCGCTTGGATTTAGTCTTTTGTTTACTAGATGATGGCTCTTTTTCTCCATCTTTTTCTTTTTCTCCATCTTTACTTCCATCTTTTTCTTCATCCGTTTTATCGTCTCCTTTTATCTTAGCATCAGTTGGTCTGTAGCGCAAAAACCAAGCATCATATTCAGGCTTACCTTTTTTGTTCTTAAGCTCCTTAAATTTCTCCGCCTTTTCAGCACGCATCTCTTCTACCGTTTCCTGATGACCCATACAATTAATTGAAAAACGTCGCAATACACCCTTTTGCGACAACCGGTTCTTCTCTTGAACCTCAAACAAGTATTTGGACATACATAATATACGATTCTTATCATAATATGGTCTGTTCGCATATAAAAATGCCAAATAAAAACTCAACATGGTATCAATTGTAGCTATTTTGACATCGTACCCAGACTCCTTAATTACATTATAACTATGGCACGCAAGAGGCTCATAAATAAACGCAATTGTATCGGCACCAACCCGGATTTCATAATGCGTCGCAATAATTTCACCAATTGCCGGGCGCTTAATAATCTTCACCTTCTTGACACCAATATCATGTAGGCGTTCTGTAACAATTTGAGCAGTTACAATTGGTTCCTCAGATAAAACATCAAAATCAGGAATTTTCAACAATTGACGACGTAAATGATGCGGCATATGCTGAGAATATATGGAAAGCGCGTAACCTCCAAAAAATACAACACCTTGGTCTACCAACGTTTGTTGAACATTCTCATAAATTTTATTCACATTTTCATTTTCACCCATTTTACGCTGGAAATCAATGTGTTTACACTCTGCTGTACTTAATGGATAATGCTTGTTAAGAAGAGTCAAGCGTTTCAATACTTTCTCCCAGCGAGACACATCGCCTGCCGGGCGCGATAGCTCTAAATACATTCCCATTCGTAGCAAATTTGGCGGCGCATAAAGTATGCCAGATATTCTAATTGATTCATTTTTAATCGCATTAAATAACTCCTTCGGTAATAATGTAATATCGGCTACAGGTATAAAATTCACAAATACTTTGAATGTGCCATAATGTTGCCCTGATTTGGCTTCAACCTCGATAAACCCTTCTTTGGCATAAATATCTGTTAATTCTGTTGCGTCATTTAAAGCATTTGCGCTGTAAAAGTCGTAATCTGGGATTTCTATATCTGTATTGTAAAACTGGTCTTGTTTTGGTAATATGTTATTTATAGCTGTTCCACCATAACAAATTAACTTCTTATTACGAATAAAATTCTCCACAATGGTAATTATTTTTTTTATTTCAGGTGAATTTGCGGATTTTCGCCCCTGTCGTTCTTCAGCCTTGTCTACCGCTGTACGAAGAATTGCCAATTCACAGTCTTCAAACTTCATTGCTTTATCACATATTTCCTTTTTCATTATATAATAGTCTTAATATATAATGATAATAATTATTTTATAAATAAAATGTTATAAATAAAATGTTATAAATAAAATGTTATAAATAAAATGTTATAAATTAAATATTAAAACTGAAGTAATCAGATTTAACCGTGCGGGGAGCATATGACAATGCGGGGTCCTGTGGTGGTGGCGCTGGAACAGTCACCTGTGTATATCTTAATACCAACGGCTTCAAAACAAACGCAGTATTATTTTCATCAAAGAATGCCTCATTTTCCTCAATATTTGAATCGATGTTTGAATACCGCATTGCCAACATTTGACACCCAGTCTCTCGTAAAACAATGGAACTAGGATTACCCGGATTTGACCCAGTATTTGGAATGCCAATTGTCATACATAATCTATTATATTGTATCAACTCATTTATATCTGAATTGTATTTAATATCATCAAATGTTAGTTCTCTCATGAACAATGAATTACTTGTCATATTTACATACTCGTAAAATTCTTGGCACTCTAAAAACGCCAAATTACTTCTGTCTACAATAATCGAAATTTTGCCCATTAACGCGGATAATGGTGTCGCACCATAATTGGTTATATTATTATTTTTCATATTTTCAAAACTATATGATTTACCCATTAATACATCTGAATATTTTTCAAAAATCTTAGCAAAATTTTTATACATCTTTTGATTTTCGCTCTTGATGCGCAAGTGGAAAATAATTGGGTCTGCTGGGTTTGGGGCACCAGAAGATGAAAACGCATTATTTACTATAGCCGACATAATATCGCTAAATTTAATATAATTAAATGTCTCTTTTACACAATAGTTGTCGGAAGTGCTTGTTGCGACTACTGGGTGGTCATCAATTGAGTAAATCTCAAAATCCAACCCTCTAGTACCTTGTTTTAATATGTCTTTTAATGTACACATGGATACATAATCATTTGTATAATTGCCACCGCTACAACAATTATAAGCCGTTTTAATATAATAATCTCTAAAATTATTTTGAAAATTTGGTTGTGTAGTATTTATAGAGAGTATATTTGTATTTAGGTTTCCATAAACACCGTCCATTAGCTGACAGTTTCGTGTAAGCATATTATCAGACATATTTACGTATATTGTAATACCAATTGCTAGTCCTACAACACCTCCAATAATTGCGCCCATTTTGTCCATTATTCCTTGACCTAAAACACTAAACATTACTGTCATTATAATTATGAGTGCTATGCCGCCAAAGTTACCCGTTCCAGTATAATAAAAATAATAGAGAAATGCGATAACTATTATTGCTAGTGTTAGCATGGTTAATAATGTGATTGAGGTGGCTTCTGACATATCTTTCATTCCTTTCATAGCATCTTGTATATTTTGTTGTGACTTGGCTACTATATCTGTTGTATTTGTTGTATTTGTTGTATTTGTTGTATTTGTTGTATTTGTTGTATTTGTTGTATTTGTCATCTTTTATATATTACTTTATAAATATATTTTTTATTACATTTTATTACATTTTATTACATTTTATTACATTTTATTACAAAAGCAATATTAATATTAAATATAAACTAATAATTAGTTAAAAAAATAATATGATACTATTATAACAATTAAAATGCCAGGAGGACTTATGAATCTAGTATCAATAGGACAACAAAATATTATTCTAAATGGAAATCCATCAAAAACATTTTTTAAATCAACTTATGCGCAATATACAAATTTTGGACTACAAAAATTCCGTGTTGATTTTGATGGCTCTAAAACACTGCGTCTATCCGAACCATCAACATTTACATTTAAAGTTCCAAGATATGCCGACTTACTCATGGATTGTTACTTAACTATAGCAATGCCTAATATTTGGAGTCCAATTATGCCACCACAAACAGTTGCTCAATCCGATGGCACTACTACATATACTGATTGGGCTCCATACGAATTCAAATGGATTGATAATTTAGGCGCCAAAATGATTTCAAAAATAAGTATTGTTTGTGGCAACTATACACTCCAGGAGTATTCTGGTGACTATTTATTGGCAGCTGTACAGCGCGACTTTACTAGCGTTAAAAAGAATTTATTTGATGAAATGTCTGGAAACACACCGGAAATGAATAATCCCGGTAATGCCGGTTCACGTGTTAACTCGTATCCAAACGCATTTTATACACCCGATTTACCTGGTCCTGAACCGTCAATCCGTGGGCGTATTTTATATGTTCCTCTAAATAGTTGGTTCGGACTCAAGTCGCAAATGGCGTTTCCATTGACATCATTACAATACAATGAGCTACAGATTGTCATCACGCTTAGACCTATTAGTGAACTATTTCAAATCCGTGATGTATTTGACACAATATATAATTACCCATACATTGCGCCTAATTTTAATTCGTGGTATATGCAGTTTTATCGCTTCTTACAACCGCCACCCGATATTGAACTAGGAATAACATCCTATACTGATACTAGAACCTTATGGAATGCCGATGTTCATTTAAATTGTACATATTGTTTCTTATCCAATGAAGAAGAGCGGCTATTTGCGCTGGAAGAACAGAAATATTTAATTAAACAGGTAAGAGAACAGCGATTTTTTAATGTTACGGGTCCAAATAAAGTGGAGCTGAATTCAATTGGTATGATATCAAATTGGCTATTCTATTTCCAAAGAAGTGATGCGAATTTAAGAAACGAATGGTCAAATTATACTAATTGGCCGTATAACTATATGCCTCTTGATGTTGTTCAGGGGTCGTCTGGCGGTGATTTTCTGATTTATAGAACGGATGCTTCGGGCAACCAAATTCCATTTTATATTGGACCCGGTGTTAATCCAAGTGGCAATTTAACGGGTCTCTTAATTACGTCGAATTATTCGCCTGAAAATGACAAGATGATATTGGTCGCAATGGGTATTTTGTTAGATGGGTCTTATAGAGAGAATATTCAAGCAGCTGGTATTTTCAATTATATTGAAAAATACACCAGAACTAGCGGTAATGCTCCTCAAGGTCTCTATTGCTACAATTTTAGTATTAATTCGAATCTGTCTGATTTACAGCCATCAGGGGCAATGAATATGAACCGATTTAGTCAGATAGAGCTGGAGTTTACGACAATTATACCGCCACTAGACCCATTAGCTCAGAGTTTGTCAATTTGCGACCCACAGACAGGTCAAGTAATTGCTGTCAATAAACCAACATGGCGCATCTATGACTACAACTTTAATCTAACATTGTTTGAAGAGCGCATTAATATTGTCAACTTTATTGGTGGCAATGTGGGTCTAATGTATGCGACATAATTCCACCTCATAACTTCGTGAACATTTTCAAAGGTTGAACCAAACATCATCTGAAAAGACTCTATATATCAAATAAAATGAAATATAATTTGATAACCAACACCAAAAACTACCCCATGTATAGGTGTCATTATACAATATATAACTGATTGCTGCTAAAATATACATTATTATTACAAACATCCATTCTTTATTTATTATGAATCTAATAGACAAAAATAAAATCCAAATAATAACAGTAGCTAGTCCCCATTTTAACCAATGCCAAGCAAAATGTCCATTTGACGCGGGAATAGTTCTAAAGTCAATTGATGACCATGGTTTTATTACAAACACTGCTGCTACAAAACACAAGTAAGCAATTATTGCGGCATATTTAATTTGTTCATTGTTAACAATTGTCAATGTTGCGAATATTGGCTGTAAAACTATTAACATAAGTCCTAACTGAGACAATATGTGGTTTGAAAATGATTTAGACCATATAAAGTACTCAAGTAATTGTATTAGCATAAATGATTGACAATATATTAAAATAGGCAGTGATATTTTGTTGTTCACATACGCAAATATAGAAGCAAATAAACCTAATATGTATGTATTCAACGATACTTTTGCGCTCCAACACATAATTATACTAATAAATAATATTATTATAATATTATTATAATATTATTATAATTACTTTTGTTATATTCAATAATTCTACATTTCAAAGGTTAAAAGGTTTAAGATAGGTTCGCATTTGCCGGAGTCGGTCCAATGTCATAGAACAAACCTGTTACTGTTAAAGTCTTCTTATATTCAGGCGTTGACCTATATTGTTCCGGTGCTGCTGAATATTCATAGGCTAATTCGTCATTATAAATTTGTGTTTGTAGGTTGAATTTGGGTTCCCATACCTTATAGCCATCATATGGTCTAGGCACTTGCGCATCTTTGTCTATTATTGTGGCACTTGTACCAATATCATATGTTAAGGAAGAATGTTGCGAGTTCTGATTATAAATTAGCCCCCCTGTTTCTAAATTGTCGGAAGGCACATATGATTGAGGTGTTGACGGTTTAGATTGTTCAGCTACAAATTTATCATGAATTTGTTTCAATAATGATTGACATCCGTCTTGATAACAATCTACATCTGTAGAACATTGCTTGCCAGTTTTAGAACATTTAGCATTATAGCACGCATTTTGGCAACCTTGACTATCATTTAATGGCATATTTACATTATGACTGTAGTTATTTGTATTGTTATCATTGTTATCATTGTTATCATTGTTATTCTCATCATTCAATTGTGTATTAATATTTGAATTGCTCTTGTTAAATGTATTTGGGTTATATGTGATGTTTCCGTATAATATATTGTCAACGGTAGTTGTAGGCTTTGTTCCAAACCCTTCTTTAATTCCAAAAAAATCTGTGTTAAATAGTTGTGTTACTAAAGCAAAAAATAACATAATTACAATAAATGACAAAATAATATATTTATATTTATCTATTATATTCATTATAGTCATTATATTTATTACAGTCATCCTATAAAATATAATTATATAATTTAAAATTTATAAATATATTATAAAAAATAAAATTTTTATTCATTATATTAGTTTAGTTATTAGTAAATTATCTACAAAATTTAATATATATTTATTATAAATAATGTCAGATACAAATACAAATACAAATAATGATGCTATAAACAATAAAAAAAATAACAATATAAATGGTCCAGATGTAGGTAATTTTCTATTATATTACGCACTAGGTATGTTAGGCATTGTTTTATGGGTTTTATTTGGGACAGCATGGCTCTATATATCTAAACTTGTGACGTCTGGTATTCCAATTGACATAAAATATGAACCATATAGTTGCGATATAAATCCAAATTTGGGTAAAAATTTAAAGGATGGTAAAAGTGTAAAGGTTCCAATGAATAGTATACATCATTTGGGTTTGAAAGGACTAGCATTTTGGGAATTGTGGTCGCAAGATGCTCCAGCAAATAAATGGGAACAAGAAGCTACATTTGAAACGCAAGAGTTTTTAGATTCATTCAATGGTACATTTATACAAGAATTTCGTGATTCAGCAAATATTAAAGGAACTGGTCCGGCGGCTGCTAGTGGATTAGATAAATACTGCTCAATTGTGCTAAATAATGTGGCTGCTAGAGGATTTAAATGGTATGATACGTTTAGTTTACCCGATAAATTAAATGACAGTTTTAAAATATTTATTTATGGGCTATTTGGATTAATTTTGTTCCCAATAATCTGGGTGCTCAACGGCATGTGTTCATTTTATTATCTTTGTAAAGCCGCATGGAAACAAGAAAATCCAGATGACCTCAATGATGGCGGTGCGGATAATATTTTAGGTTCTTTGAGTAAATTGTTAGATGATAATGAATCTGGTCCAGCTGGAATAAAGAATTGGTCAAAACGCATTGGAAATGGATTTATATGGCTCATATATTGGCTACTAATATTTCCTATTCTTACCTTCTTTGTATGCCCATTGTATGCCACATTTATGCCATTTTTCAAGCTGTTATGGTCTGGGTCATACTCATTAAAAGTTGATAATAAGTTTTACGCCAGTAGCGAGCAATCAGATACTAAATCATTTTGGGATTTTATCAAAGACACATTTGCTTATAAACGCACATTTTTGCTATTTTTGTCTATACTTAATTTGTTTACTTGTGCGAATACATATTTAGGCGAAATGTATTTTGGAGCAGTGGGTCTTGCTGTTGTATTGGCTATTGTGTTTGGAGATATATTTGTAAATACAGCGCCTAATGATAATACCATGATTTTACAACAGGTTAACAATACACCTAAAGCTCCAAAGCTTAGAAGACAACCAATACATAAAGGTTGTATGTTTCCTAAAGAAATTAAAGAAATTGATAATAAATTACATGACTTAAATTTAGAACTTACATCACTAATACAAGAGTCTCAATCTGTTACTAATACAGTAATTAACAGTTTAATATCAGATTTAAAAACTATGGGAACAGACCTGAATAATGAATTTACTGCTATTTCTATCTCAGATGATAAGACTAAGGTAGATGCGTTTAAAGAAACAGTAGAGGAGGGTGAATATAAGAGTAAGATTAACCAATTAAAGGCAGAAATAGAAAAAGCAAAAGAGGCAAAAGAAAAGGAGGCAAAGGAGGCGGAAGAAAAAGAGAAGAAAATACAAGACGAAGTTGACGAAGAAGAGAGAAATCGTACTGCTGCTAGTCTTAATACTGCTGCTGGTTTTAGTTCTGGTTCTAGTTCTAGTTCTGGTTCTAGTTCTGTTTCTGAAGATACTTCAACTGCTGCTAATACTGGTCTTGATACTGATTCTGATAGACCAAGTATTACATCTAATAATTATAGTGTTCCAGTTGATAGTGGCAAATTAATTACATATGTAAATGACCGCAATAACCCATCTACTAAATCAGACCGGAACCTTGCTAAACAAAGAGCTGAAGATTCAGGTAATTCCAATGATATACATAATCCCATGCTTAAAAATACTACTATTGAAAAGCCAGGTCAAGGCATTGATACATCTATCAATCCTATACTAGCGCAAGAAAGTGCTACTGCTAATTCAGGTGGACAAAAAATAGGTGGTTCTTTAAACCCTGGCATTCTAAGTAAGGATGGTAGGATATTAACACTCGAAATCCCTGGAAAAGGCAAATTAAACCTAGCTATTGACGATTGTATAGAATTTGAAAAAGATGGTAAACAACAATCTGGAAAAATAGTTGGATTCGTACCTACATATAAAAATGAAGGAGCAGACATTATTTTTATTGACTTATTTGATGGTACCAAATTTGTTTCAACAGGGTTAGCAAGACAATTGTTAAGAACAAATGGCAGAGAAAGAGAATCCAGACTTATTAGTGATTCAAACTATAAACCACCAGGTATTACATTAACAGATAAATATTCTGGTTCTACTGCGTATAATGATGCCGGTGTTTGGAAAACTATAGCAAAATGTAGTACAGAAAGTGACGCATTTAAAGCTTCACAGACAGATAAAGCAGACAATGCAATATTTAGTAAAGCTGTTTTTCCTACCGATTCTTATTTAAAAGGTATAGGGGTACCAACCAACAATAATAATAATAATAATAATAATAATTTATTGGATAATTTACCTCCTGCTAGAATGGTTCCGATTTTTGAAACTGGGATGTCTGATTTGGAGAGGCGAGGAATAAATGAAAATGAAATAAACAATCCTATACATTTAAATAATAATAACAAAGATGGCGGTTCCAAAAGCAAAACCTTAAAGAAGAAACAACAAAATATTAAAATTAGACTAGTATAAAAATGATTTAAATAATAATTCTGTATATTAATTATTATATAAAAATGCCAAAAAATAATAATAATAATAATAATAATAAAAATAAAAATAAAAATAAATCAAAGAATAAATCTAAAAATAGTAATAATAGTAATAAAACTATAAATGAAGTAACTGTAACCGATTCTGAATTAGAATTAAGCATAATTGAAACAGGAACAGAAACAAATAATTTACCACTTGTTAGTATTTGTACTCCAACATTCAATCGACGACCATTTATACCATTTATTAAAAAATGTATTGAATTACAAACTTATCCCAAATCCCGCATCGAATGGATTATTATCGACGATGGAACGGACCCAATTGGCGACCTAGTGTCCGACCTAGAATATGTCAAATACTTTTATTATCCAGAAAAAATGTTACTAGGTAAAAAACGCAATCTAATGCACAAGAAATGTTCAGGTGACATTATTGTGTATATGGACGACGATGACTATTACCCAAAAGACCGTGTTTCACACTCAGTAGACACATTGCTACAAAACCCCAGCTTCCTTGTTGCCGGCAGTTCAGAAATGCACATTTATTTTGATTCCAGAAACACTGTCTACCAGTGTGGTCCATATAAAGACTATCATGCTACTGCCGCTACATTTGCTTTTAAAAAAGAGCTATTATTGGAAACCAGTTATAATGAGGACAATGCTTTAGCAGAAGAGCGTCATTTTCTAAAGAATTACACCATTCCATTGAAGCAATTAGATACTCAAAAATCTATAATGGTCTTCTCACATAAGCACAATTCTTTGAATAAAGAGAAATTATTAGAAAATATGGATGCCACTAGAACCAAATTGTCGCGATTCACAGTAAACGATTTTATTGATGACGCTGACTTGAAGCAGTTTTATATGGTGGACATGAATAATTTATTAACTAATTATGAACCGGGCAAACCTGAATATAAACCCAAATTAATGGAGCAAATAAAAAAAATGGAAAATGAGCGCAATAAGCGACTAGAAGACCATAATAAAATGTTAGAGGCGCAGAAACGAATGTTATTGAATCAACGTCCTGAATTTAATACAAATACAAATACAAATACAAATACAAATTATGAGAGGCAAATTGCCAATTATGAGAAGCAAATAGAAGACAAGGTGTGTCTAATTAATGAGCTATTGAAGAAGATTAAAGAACTGAATGCTGAGCTGAATCAATATAAAACGAGAAATGTATAATATTTTTCTTTCAAAATTTTATTTTTAAGAAAGGGTTTAAAGACAGATTGGTATATAAGTATATATTATAGCAACCACAATGCCCTACATTGACCACGATGATGCTAATGCCGATATTAAGAATGACGCCACTAATTTAATGTCTACCGATAAATATTTTTACAAGGTTAGAAGAACAATTGTCGACGACTCAAAGACCAAGTGGAAAAATGATGGACGCACATATTACAAGGTTATAACAATTGGTATTTATGGAAGTGGACAACTTGGCAGCAGAATCCGTAACGCGGTCAGTGGGTCCAAATACAATATTTTGGTTGGTTCTAAGGAGCAGGAGAAGTTATATGCTGTCGCATTGTGTAGTGGCGAAAATGGAATCAAGTCCCCTGTCTTTATGTATTACGACAGCCCTGAGCAATATGAGTCGCATTTGTTATCAAGATTGGATATTGAAAATAAGACTAAATGGCATATGAGAAAACCTAATAACTAATACGATGAATCTATATATTGTTTTAACTTTTTATTTGTAAAAAGTTAAATATTCAAATGCTTATTATACCTTTTAACCTTTGAAATGCCGATTTATATATCATAATTCTGCGAAGCAGAATTATTGAATATAACAAAGGCAATTTATCGGTTATAAAGTAACAGTTGCCTTTTCACATTAAAAGACGCCGTCCCAAAGGGTCGGCATTTGAAATGTAAAAGGTGTAATATATTAGTTATTCATCATTGTCTTCTATATCAGAAATAACAATATCTTCAGTATCTTCCGCATCTTCTTTTGTGTATTTATCTAAATATCTATAAATACGATTTATATCTAATTTTGTTATTTCGTAATTTTCAAACAATTGTAAAATTTCAGTATCGCCAACTGGATACTTGTTTTTAATATCCAAAAAGAAGGCATACATGTCTTTCTTATCCATTCCCAATTGCTGGCATAAATTTTGTATAAAAATAGAATTATTGTATTCAGTTGAATATTTTGTTAGTACCTTTGTAAAACGAACCTCTGCTGGATTGAACTTTTGTTTAATATTACTTGTATTTGTACTGTTATTAATATTATTTGTACTGTTATTAATATTATTTGTATTTGTACTGTTATTAATATTATTTGTATTTGTACTGTTATTAATATTATTGATATTATTGATACTGGTACTATTTGTACTGTTATTAATATTATTTGTATTTGTACTGTTATTAATATTATTTGTATTTGTACTGGTATTGTTACTTGTCGTATTACTATTTGTATTATTTGTATTGTTTTGTAAAAAAGACTCATGATACAGCCGGTTATTGTTAAATGTCTTTATTAAAGAGCTCATCTCATTAAATTGCCAAATCTGTTTCTGAAATGTAATACGGTCAATATAATCAGCAAAGCACATATTTGACAACAATGTTAGATAAAATGGAATCGATTGCTCTTTGGATTGCTTCCCAATAACATCAATAATATTTTCGTGATACAAAAGACCCACAATTGTCCTGTCTGTTTCGTTCATAATTGTTAGATGGTCTTTTAACAAATAGTTATTATTAATTAATTTTTTAGTAATTTGTCTAGTATCATCATTATACGACTTCATTAAAAATATGTTTTTAATTATATTATTATTCAATATATCTTGTTTGTTCTTATAAAGTTCATAAATAGTTGTTAGTTTGCGTAAATCTCCTTGAATGAAACTAACAATATTTGGCTTAATAGAATTGTCAATTGCCGGAATTATATGGTTTATAATATTGTTCATTTGTATTGGCGTCGGCGATTTTAATTCAATTACATTACAGACCTTCATTAGCTCCTTGATTTTTTTATCCATATGGTAGTTCCCTATACAAATAATTGGGTTCAATGTGATGTCTTCTAGTCGCTGTTTTTTGGTCTTCTTTGGTCGTATTATTTTGATTAGCGAATTTATACCACCTTTGTCGCCATTATTCATGCCATCAATTTCGTCCATAATAATCGCAATTCGCTTCACTTTCTTATGAAACATGCTCATCACGTTTTTATCTGACATATTATGCTTTGTAATTGTGTCAATAATGGATTTATTACGAATATCACCGGCATCATATTTGATAATATCGTAGCCCAATTCTTTCAAAATATTAGTGACAAATGTGGTCTTACCAGTGCCCGGGTCGCCATATATATAAATACCTTTTTTGGTTGTTAGATTGTGTTTAGTTTGTTCAAAATTTGTTAGTATATCCTTCATTTTATTAACCTCTTCATCTCGGTCTAATAATGTATTTAGATTAATCAGTTCCATTTAATATATTTTATTAGGTTCTTTTTATGTTGATTTTTACTTAATCCAAGTTTTTCTAATATTTCTTCTAATATTTTTTTACAATTCTTTGCATCATGGTCTACACAATAACTATTCAGAAATACCAAATAATTCTTATATACACAATCTTTGTTTAAATAATTTCTTAAATTTTGCCATCTAGAAAGGTTATCAACTAACAAATGTCTAAATACATAATCACAATCTTTGCGAATTATTGCCCGAATATATTCTTCAATGTTTTTTTTTTGTTTTAATAGTAACTGAATAATTAATTTATGATTTGCTTCATACATCGTCTTGTTCCAGAATACTTTTACAATTGCTGGAACATAGCCTTCAATAATGGAAACTATTTCATTTGGTAATTTATTTATATTGTTTAGTAAATCTTTTGCTCTATTAGAAAACATATTGTAGTTTTATATTTGGTATCTTAAATTATATTATATATATTTTTTATAATATAATTTGTATTATTTAAGAACTTGATGTTGTATCTGTTGTATCTGTTGTATTTGATGTGTCGCAAGGATTGTCAACTCCATATGTAATTCCATCCCATGTTACACCACAACGCGTCGCCCACGTGTATTTAGAACAATTGGTACTATCGGCATTAAATGGCGATACATCAAAATTCATTGTGTTTTTTTGTCCAGTGCTTGGCAAGTTACATTTGCCTAAACGTTTGGAATTATAACAAGCCTCGCCATTACCTTTCAAATCTACCCAATAATCCGGGCAATCCCCTACAACAGGTGGCCAAACCATTTTAGAACTAGATTTAGACAAAGACATACCAATAATAACTAACAAAATAATCAATCCTATTATTGCCAATCCTAGTATTATTTTTTGAAAAGATGTTTCCATTATATAATTAATTAGATATTTTTTTATATATAATATTATATATTATGAATAGTCAAAACGGAAATACAAATACAAATACAAATACAAATACAAATACAAATACAAATATGAATATGAATATGAATATGAATATGAATAATGGCATAAAGACTGGTAAGGTAAATGGTCGTGTTGATATTTTAAATCCCCCCGATATTGCTCAACTATTTTCAATGTATGACAAAATACCTGCTAACCAGTGTACTACATTTAGGAATGCCACTATTGGACAATGGGATGAAACCCCATTATCAATTTCTTATTTTTCTAAAGAGAATATTCAAATCCTTCAGAATGGAATACGCGCTGGTGTTTACAATATGTCAAATGGTCAATATGTAATTGGTCCACAAGATTGCGATAATTTAAAGATTATTATGCGAGCTATTTTCCTACAATATTCCGCCAATTTACCGCAAAATATTGCCGGGCAAATCCAGCAATTAAATCAGATGGTTTTTGACCATTCGATACCTAAGGTTTATGGTGAGGCGCAAGGGTATATAAAGTATTTACATGATGCTAGCACATTGGTAGTGCCTTTAGCAGCACCTGTTTGTGATAAGCAATTTGATAAGCGCAATTATAAGATGCCCAAGTGGTTTTAAAGCACCGTAGGTGCGACTGTTTTAAAGCACCGTAGGAGCGACTGTTTTAAAGTGACTGTTTTAAAGCACCGTAGGTGCGACTGTTTTAAAGCGACTGTTTTAAAGCGACTGTTTTAAAGTGACTGTTTTAAAGCAACTTATTTAATAAAAACAAATTACATAAATTACTATTTAAAACTATCTTATCTTAAATATTAATAATAAAATGCTTCTAAAAACTAGACACATACTAACAAATTATATTGTAAAACGACCTTATCTGATATCAAATACAAATACAAATGTTAAATGCCAATGTTTTATAGATTACGACAAATATGTCCAATATACATATGCTAAAGACAAGCAAATCAATGATATTCACGTTGAACAAAAACAGAAACAAGAATTAAAACAAATACAAAATAATTTATCCGAGTTGAATCAAAATGTATCAGACCAGACATACTGGATATTCCATAGCGTGGCATTATCATATGTAGGGCTATTTGCTTACATTTTTAAAATGTAAAAAAGTAAAAAAAAATAAAAATAAATATAAACCAATTGCCAATTTATATTTATTTACTAATTATCTTTTTACTATTTTATCTAGTTTATTTTTACACCTTTTTACATTCTAAACGCCGACCCAGAGGGTCGGCATCTTTGAATGTAATTAGGCAACTGTTACTTTGTAACCGATAAATTGCCTTTGTTACATTCAATAATTCTGCGAAGCAGAATTATGATATATAAATCGGCATTTGAAAGGTTAAAAGGTGTAAGCCTCTTGTAACTGTATCTTCTTCTTAATAGTACTATTACCAGCCTTTACAACAATCTTAGACTTTTTACCACCTTTAACAAGTCCATTTATCGCAATATCGCGCTCCATTCTGTAACTCGTATATTCTTGTTCTAATGCCAGCAATTCTCTTAACCACATCTGTTCACAACTAGTCGCCTTGATTATTGCCAATTCTTGCGTCTTGCTCTTATGCTCATTCATCAGTTTCTCAACATTTTCCTCTGATACTGCGTCCATCGGCATGCGAACCAAATACTTGTATTCTTCATCTACGACATTTGAATCGCCGGTAGCAATCATTTGATATCCTTTTTCCTGTAGCATCTTGATAATTTCGTCCTTCTTTTTCTTACGCAAATCAATACTACCATTTAGAACCTCCTGAATATATTTGACTTTATTAGACAGAACAACTAGCTCCTTTTCCAAGACATCAATTAAATACGCCTTTCTAGTGCCATAATATACTAGTCTTACATCATAGAAGTCATCAATAATTTCATTTACATTACTGTATTTTGTCAACTTGTCATCAGAATTAAACAAGTTCATATTAGTTATGCTACTAGTATTATACAGCTTTAGTACTTTTTCTAATCCATTACAATCATAATCGCCCTTTATTGATTCTAGCTCGCCTAATTTGCCTTTGTTAAACGTGATAATAAAATCCACATTGGTATCTTTACTATTGTCATCGTATTCTTTTACATAGGGAGTTGACTTCTTTTGTTTCTCTTTATCTTTATCTTTATCTTTATCTTTATCCTTACCCTTATCCACTTGTTCTTCCTCTAGCTCCTCAAGAAGCTCTTTGAAATCCTCTGTCCAGAAGCCAATTGGCAACTCTGTTACACGAATTTTATCCGGACCTAGTTTCTCATATGTGCCCTTAAACAAATATTTAGTATCACCAACTTTTGATATTGTGCCCTTGAATCCCTCATAATAAGGCATAAACTCTTTTTCAAGACTAGTCGAGCTAAGTTTGCTCTTTAGATATTCAATAATATCCTTGGGATTGTAGCACATTATTTCAGTACTAAAACCAGTTCCAATACCCTTTGAACCATTGACTAGAACCATCGGAATAATTGGCACATAGAATTGCGGTTCAACTGGCGTGCCATCATCTGATAAATATTTTAAAACATTATCATCTTGTTCTATAAATATACAACGCGTTATTTTCTCTAATCGTGTAAATATATATCTGGGAGATGATGCGTCTTTTCCGCCTTTAATTCTCGACCCGAACTGACCTGCCGGAACGAGCAAATTAACATTATTGGAACCGACAAAATTCTGAGCCATACCTACAATTGCTTGATTCAAAGACTCTTCGCCATGATGATAACACGAATGCTCTGAAACATAACCGGAAAACTGCGCCACTTTGATTTCACTTGACAACCGCTTTTTGAACGACGAATACAAGATTTTACGCAATGATATTTTGAGCCCATCCATCAAATTAGGAATACTACGGTCGCAGTCATATTTGGAGAAATGAATTAGCTCCTTATTAATGAACTCTTCATATGTAATCATTTGCTTACTGGTATCTACATAACTCTCTCTGTTATAGACATTTTCCAGCCAATCTTTTCTATCATCTGCGCGTTTCTTATTGAAAACCATATCAATCGCATCATCACTGCTTGGTGTGTGTTGAAATCCAACAAAACGCTTCTCTTCAAAATATTCAACAAACTCATTTTTGGTCGATGTGCCTAAACCCTTGTAATACTTAATATTCCAACCTTTTGTGTCAGTTGCGCCATTGTTCTTCCATGAATTATATTCACCCTCATTATAGAATTTCATTTCTTGTTGACCTTTTTTCGCCTTCAAAATCGGCGTGTTCATGAAGCCAATAAATCCAGGAATATGTGCCAAGCTTGACCATTCGTTCTGGAACAAATTAATACACAAGCCTTTAATATGCGACCCATCCAAATCCTGGTCAGTCATGAATACGATTTTACTGTATCTCAGCGATTTATTTACGTCTGCGAGTGTAGCATATTCTTTACCGGATTCTAAACCTAAAATCTTCTTAATCTCAGTGATTTCCTTGTTTTCAGAGACCCTCTTTTGTAATTCGCCTCTGACATTCATGACTTTGCCCTTCAATGGATACACACCAAATACATTTCTATCTTCTGATGACAATCCTGAAATAACTCCTGTCTTGGCTGAATCTCCCTCACAAAAGATTAAGACGCAATCATTTGATTTCTCGGTGCCTGCCCAATTCGCATCGGTTAGCTTAGGAATGCCTCTGATTGATTTGGATTTAATACCATCCGTCTTTTTCGCAGCCTTATTTTCCTTGACTTCAGTCAATTGTAACGCAGCATCCATCACACCCATTTTGGCAACCTTTTCAATGAATTTATCACTGACGTCACACTTTGAGCCAAATTTAGAAGATGGAGTATTCATAAAATCCTTGGTCTGACTATCAAATGCCGGATTCTCAATATCGCATCTAATAAACAGAATTAGCTGCTCCTTAATCGAGTTTTGATTGACCTTGACCTTTTTCTTCTGCTCAATATAGTCGCATAGCTTTCTAGTTATCTGACCTAAAATGTATTCAACATGTTTGCCACCCTTTGCTGTATGAATTCCATTTACAAACGATACTTGGATAAATTCATTGTTTGGAGTCAATGCCACAGCATATTCCCATCTGCCTCCGGGACCACTGTCTTCATATGCTCTGGGTGCCGCAGTTTTGTCACCGATATACAAGTCAATATATTGCTGGAAATTCTTCACTGGAATAAGCTGTGAATTATATTTGACTTTTAAAGACTTGTCAGTGATGGCGGAAATATCATATACACGCTTTTTCAGAAGCGCAATTAGGTCAGGAGTAAGTCCATTGATACCAAGACGTTTATAATCAGGCTTAAATGTAATCTTTGTATATGGTTTATTCTTACATTTAGTAATTATTGGTGGGCAAATCTCGTCTAAATTGTTCTTGAACTCTTGAACATATTTTAGTCCACGCACATGGTCAACCGTTTCTACTTGTCCATACGTAGACCAAATAAGAACCAACTTGAAACCAAATCCGTTCTTACCACCTACGATTTTCTTTTCATCCTTATTGTAATTTGTTGATGTTCTTAGGTGACCAAATATGAGCTCGGGAATCCATACTTTGTATTCTGGATGCTGCGCAACATCAATGCCATTGCCGTCATTTACCATTACAATAGTGCCGTCTTCTTGGATAGATATATCAATGTAGGAAACAGGAATACAATTAGGCTGTCCGGCTTCAATCGCGGTTGTCATACGAATTACATGGTCGCGACAATTCACAATACCCTCATCAAATAACTTGAACAGACCTGGAATATAACTCATATTCTTTTCAACAATTTTACAATCTTTTCCAGTTCCTTCTCCACTTTCAGTTCCATTTACACTTACACCTTCAGAAAGAATCCACAAGTCCGCATCTACCTTCTCAACAGAACCAATATAAGTGTCCGGGTTATCTAATATATGTTGCTTATCGGTTTTTTGCTGATATTTATTAGCTAGACCTTGGTCTTCTTTATTATCATTATTATTCATTTTGTTACTAGTGTTACTTTTATTACTTGTAGTTTTACTCATTTTTATTTCTATTGTACATTCTAATTTTATGTTTATATATTTTTCAATTTTATTGTTTTATTGTTTTGTTATTTTGTTATTTTAACAATGTTTAAAATAAAATTATAAAATAGAATAAAGAACAATGTCCGGATTACATTTTACTCCAGGAAGAAAAGGAAGGTTAAGCAAATTATTACGTAATTTATATTATTGTCAAACTAAACAACAAGAACCACCGTTTAAGGGTAAAGGGTTTACATATACAATCCAAGACGGTTTATTTGTTATTACATTTAAGACTAGCGGAATCATTGAATTTAATGGATTTGTTGGCATAGATTATTTAGTAATAAAAGATATTCCTCCATATAATAATTCCACCGGAACATTTTTTTCAGAAAAACATCAACCAATAATTATTGATATACAATCCAATATGGATATAAATATTAATACAGGAAAATTTAATTTATTATTTAATGGATATAAATCAGTAACATTTTATGTAAGATTATTTGACAATACTATCCCGGAATGTAATCTATATAATGATTGTGCTTGTATTCAGGAAAAGGTGAACCAAATAAAGACCGGATATAATGACCCGACGCAACCATTAAGTTTAAGAGTAGCGCAATTGGCTACCCAACGTTTAGGTGGTCGGACAACTTTTGGAAATGTTGGAATAGGTTTAGGAATAGGCGCAAATGCTAGACTAACTACTGAAGGGCAACCGGGTGGCAGCCCCCGACCATTAAGGAACAAATTTTGATAACAAAAATGATAAAAAATGATAAAAAACAAATGCGTTTCTAAATTTATGACAAAATTAATGACAAAATTAATGACAAAATTAATGACAAAATTAATGACAAAATTAATAATAATTTTAGAATTAGAATTATTATTTTTTCTTATTATATTTTATAATGACGTTTAAAACAATCATTGGTTCGCGCGCGGAAGTGTGGCATGGCACTGCTAAACATACATCAGGTGGTCTTACAAAGACTCATTTAATGAAGAACAAGTCTGGACGCATTGTTTCCAGAAAGAAGCACTTTTCTGCCAAGAGAGACAACCGATTAGTTAAGGCTGGTTACAAGACCAAGAAGGGGCACTTTGGCTTTGTTAAGACTGGTTCTAAAAGTCGAAGACACGGTAAAGGTAAGAAGATGAGAGGTGGTATGCCTCATGATATTTCAAACGCTAGTTCTGCTGATCATAGTGGCAATGGCAATAACATTGCTGGAGCTGGTATTACTAACTTTGGCGACAGTTCAACAAGCGTCCATACACGTGCTGGCATGGCCGGTGGCAAGAAACGTAAGATGGTTGGTGGAACAACTAAACCATTTGCCGATGTTTCAATGAGTTCTCCTTTGAACCGTGCTTTAAATGCCTAAGCAAATTAGTTTGTAATCCATGACGAACTAACAAATTTCTCATATTTAATATGTTCATTTAATATTTGACAGACACTTTTTTCAAAATATTGCTTGCTAACAATAGGCATAATTCGCTTATCTTTATCTACTAATTGGTTTGCTTGACAAAACGATTTATAACCTTTATACAATTCATCAAATGATATTAAGTCATTCTTCTTCTTGATATTATTTACATTAGGACTTCCTTTATATATTTCCAAAAATTTCATTATGTCGTCATGTTTAGACCATAAATTACATGAAATATTTGTAATATATTTGTTGTCAATGACCTCCACTTGTGGTGAAAAATAATGATGTATCATCTTTATAATATCCTTGTCTGAAATGGAGACCTGTTTGTAGTCAGAAATTTTATATAAAGAGGCAATTTCGTCTATTTCATATTCGTCATCATTGACACTTTGTATTTCGCTTATGTTATCGCTTAAGGTCAGTATTGTAATATGTGCGTTCCAAAATGCTAAAAAGCTACTAACTGACGGTAAATATTTGCTAGTAACATTTATAAAAATTGGTTCTTTCTCCTTATTCATATTATCTTCTTCCAAAGAAGTTTCTATAAATGCCAGTCTTGTCTTGAGAATCTCCTTCAAGTTGTTAGTATATATCATATTTGGCACATTAATACTGGACAAATATTGCTTCCATATGTAATGCATATTCTTCCAAGACAATGTATTATAATTGTTATTGTAAATATTGGGTTCAGAACCTTGTTTTATACTGATACACTGCTTTATAAAACTGTCTACTATTTTATCCGTTGTATGTTGACTGAAAAACAGCGTATATTGTTTTACATATTCATCCGCTTTTGTTAAAAGATAATTGTCCGAATTTGTATATCTTTCGGAATAATGTGCCGCAATACAAAGCAAATCAACGCCTATTTTGTTTAGAACATCTTTTATTATGTCGTGTGATAATGCGTTTTCATTAGTTTTAATTAGCCTGTAGTTTGCTATATCATGACTGTCGTGATATTTTGAAATAAAATTATTCATTATTGAATTACCTGTTGTAACATACGCAATCGAATCAATGAGTAGAACAAGTTTCTTGATATTGGCATTAATAAAATATATTGGTTGACTTGTCTGACTTGTCTGATTTGTCTGATTTGTCTGATTTGTATTCTTCTTCAAAATACAGTCACCAATAACAGTGAGGAAATATTTAGCTTCTGTTCTGGATTCGAAGATGGTCTGTAAGAATCCTAGAACATTCTGAATTGTATATGTTTCCGGCACTGATTTGAATAATGAACGCTCCTTGATTTGCTTAATAATGGTCTGCTTAGTTTTGTGTTTCCATGCCATCAATTTGCCTTCATCAGTGATTGTAGACAGCAAATGGTGATGAATATCGTCGTCCTTTATGATACTATATGTCTTGCCGTCATATACATAATAGATATTGTTATACGGCATATAAAAATACTGGTGTTTGCTCAAATAGACCTTGAAAAAGTTATCTTGTTCCATTGTTAGTTCATTCATTCTGGAGACACGCTCTTCGTATTTTTTATGTTCGGAATCTAACAAATTGGGCAAATTAGTCATAAATGTTTGTAGCCGGTTTATCATATATGGACAATCCTTGTATTTATTATATAGGTCAGTTAGGTCTACAATTGTATTGATTGGTTGTTGTGTTTGTTCTAGATTATTCATATTGTCGGTTATTACTAGTGCTTCTTGTTCTTGTGCCATTTTAATGTATTATAATTATTATATTGGTAATATGTGTTTAAATTGTTTTATTATAGTATATAATATGACTCAAACTAACAAAAATAGACAACAATCAAAATCAAAATCAAGACCTATAACACTCCGATATTTGCCTAAACGTTTATCTAGGAAAGACAAAAAGACACAATTAAAAATGATTCAGAAATCTAGACGGATGTATAAGAAGGGCGTATATTATACAAGAAAGCCAGTTAAGTCATTTTCAACAAAGACGTCTAAACATATTTTAGCCGCCAGAAAAATGTATAATATAGAAACTATTAATGCGAATGAGGGACTGGCTACTAAATCGGGTTGTTCCTTAGATGCTCTAAAAAAAATTGTAAAAAAAGGTGAAGGCGCATATTTTTCATCGGGTTCTAGACCAAATCAAACGGCACAATCGTGGGGTAACGCTCGTTTAGCAAGTGCTTTAACAGCAGGAAAAGCCGGAGCAGTTGATTACAATATTTTACACGATGGGTGCAAACGGGGGTCCAAAGGCTACAAAATGGCTGAAATAGCTAAAAATAGATACGGACATGGACAACACAAAGTACCAAAAGCTTCTATTTGATAATTTTTGTAAAAACAATTAAAATTACAAAATATATTAATTATAACGCATAACTATTTAAAGATTTGCGTTTAAATTTACGTATATTATAGAAATAATGGCTACTTTTACCAAAAATATTAATACACATACAAATGACGGAAATGTGTTGACTATTAAAACCGTCCAAATTGCGCCATTTAGGACTTTAATGACGGCTCTAAAAGACATTCTTTTGGAGACCAATATTTCATTCCAGCCCGATGGAATTCGAATTATTAACATGGACAAGTCACATACAATTTTAGCACATTTGTATTTAGCAGCGCAAAATTTTGAGTTCTATGAGTGTAAAAAGGAGAAGATTATTATTGGTGTCAATATGTTTCACCTTTTTAAACTGATTAATTCCATCGACAATGATGATACGCTGACTATTTATATTGAAAATGCTGACTATTATGACGGCATTGTGTCGCACTTGGCGCTAAAATTTGAGAATGGTGATATTAAGCAATGTAAGACGCAAAAGTTGAAGCTGATTGAGCCTGAGCCTGAGGAGCTTGAGTATCCTGATGTGAAGTTCTCGTCGATTATTAATTTGCCTTCAGCTGACTTCCAGAAGATTATTCGTGATTTATCATGTATTTCTGATAAGCTGGAAATTAAGTCGGTTGGCAATGAGCTCATCTTTAAATGCCAGGGACAATTTGCGTCGGCTGAAATTCACCGGGCTGAGTCGGATGGGTCAATGGGTTTCATTTTGAAGCAAGATTCGTCTAAAATTATTCAGGGCGAGTTTTCTTTGAAGAACCTTGGCTACTTTATTAAGTGTACCAATTTGTGCTCCCAGATTGAGCTCTATTTAGAAAACGATTTGCCGCTGGTTGTGAAGTATGATGTGGCCAGTTTGGGGTCAATTCGGTTATGCTTGTCGTCTCTGCCTTCGGTTTAATACCATCAGTGTAAGTCTTCGGATTATTGCCTTCGTTGTTAAACCTTCAGTGTAATATACCTTTTACACCGATGAACATTTAAAATGGCACACTCATCGTAGATGAGTTTTTCCTTTAATTGATTTATCAGTAACAGTTGCCATTACATATATTATGGAACGCTTTAGGGCGTTCCATTTTAAATATTCAATGGTGTAAAAAATGTAAATATATTATTGAAGTAATATATTTATATTCTAGTTATATTCTAGTTATAAAAGATGTCATATTCAAGAAGTTATAATGATTATTTAGGGGCGCAACGATGTTGTAATAATAATTCAGCTGGGGCACAGGGGTCGCAAGGTGTAGCAGGCGCAGGTGGTCCAATTGGACCAAAAGGTGTCACTGGACCATCGGGAGGAGCACAAGGTGCTACAGGTTCCCAAGGGACAACAGGAGCAACAGGAGCTACGGGTTTACAAGGAGTAACAGGTGCCACTGGACCATCAGGAGGAGCACAAGGTGCTACAGGTTCCCAAGGTCTCCAAGGAGTGACAGGTTCCCAAGGGACAACAGGTTCCCAAGGTGCTACAGGTTCCCAAGGGACAACAGGTTCCCAAGGAGCTCAAGGTGCTACAGGTTCCCAAGGGACAACAGGTTCCCAAGGAGCTCAAGGTGCTACAGGAGTAACAGGTTCCCAAGGAGCTCAAGGTGCTACAGGAGTAACAGGTTCCCAAGGAGCTCAAGGTGCTACAGGAG